ATGAAAGATAAAGATGAACAAACGGCATTGATTGGCATGGCCATCGGCGCGGCGGTCATTAGCTTAGTGGCGACCCAAAAGCAGATTAATCAGGGGAGTATCGTGGATGAACTGGTGAGGCTGGGCAGACAGAAGGGGGACGGGGTAGAGGATGAGGTCTTTGTCCAGGCCGCCCGGCTGGTGAGTAAAGGCACCTAGCCAGCCGGTATCCCGCCTGGCAGCCCCGTTTGCCCGTTTTATTTTGGTTTTATTTCCTGAACGCGGCCAGGCGAGCGGCGCTTATTCCTTTCCTGAAGCGTTACCGGCGGGCGCTTTCACTACCCGCTTTTTTCTAGCGCATAGCCGGGGCTGCGCCCCGCGCTGGCATGGTCTTTCTGTTACGTTGTCACTTTATGCTCGCCTGCAACGGATAACCAACAAGGTGGTCTGCCGCTATTGCATAAATCGGTATTAACTTTACCGGTTTGTTTTAACTTATTGATATTATTTTAAAATTTTATCATGTTTTTAGTCTTGGGGGCATTATAGGGACATCTTTGCGAATTTGCTATCGAGTAGCCCGACCTGATCTTCGTCCATATCGCCAATCCATTTTGAATAAACGGTATAAACCATTTTGGCATTTTCATGCCCCATTTGGCTGGCAATGAACGAGGGATTTGCTCCGGCAGATAAAGACCAGCATGCATAGGTATGCCTTGACTGATAAGGGTCGCGGCTTCTCAAATTCGCAAGCATCATCCCTCTTTTCCAGCTGTAAGATATTGAACCTCGGGAATAGAACCCGGCCTTACTCTTCGATTGAGGTTTTGGGCGAAACACGAAGCGAAGAGCCTGCTGCTCAGATTTTCCTATCTCCCTGTGATGGAAAACGATATTAGTCGCGTCAAGATGACCAGTTAGCTCAAATTGTTCCCGTAATGCTTCGAGCGCTGGTTTTAGGAGAGTGATTGTACGGACACCAGCCTTAGTCTTTGGTGGGCAAAACGTTCCCTTTTGCGTGACGTTGCGGCTTACGTAAATCTTCCCGTTTTGGAGGTCTACATCCTCCCAGGCGAGTGCACAAATTTCACCGTGACGGAGTCCTGTAAAAATCGCAACTCGCCAAATTCTTGCGTGATATTCCGTAATTGCGTTAATAAATAGCTCATACTCATCGTGCAGCAATGGATCCGGAACGGTTTTTTCCTTTTTTAATGGACGAATATTCTCGTAAGCCGCATGGGATACAAACTTGCTCTGGTGGGCAAACTTGAGCATCAGACATAGCGCATTAATGCGAAAATTTACCGTACTAACGGCTCTGCCAGTCTTGTTCAGCCAAGGGGAATCATCGTGGATAACAGCGCCGTAAAGAAGCTCTCTACGGCAGGCCAGGATGTCGTGGTGCTGGATATCTTTAATCAGCGTGTTTTTACCGATGATCCGAGTGAGGACCCTCAGCATTGATTTGAGATTGAAGTAGGATGACTCTGCAATCTCAAGCCTTTTATTTTCAAGGAAAAGATTGCAGAGGTCGTCAAATGTTTCTACCGGTTGAACCTCCCCGCCAAATGTCTTCGATTTCGACTCAGGGAACCGACTTGCATATTCGAAAGTCCCCATTTGTATCTCGCCAGTTATTGCAGCTCTAAGATTTCCTGCTTTTTTGATGTTGGCATTGTTAACAGTCCATCCCTTGAGTGTTTCCCTGCAGCGTTTGCCGCGAAAGAGAAACCAAATCCTGATTTTTCCATTGTGAATTTCTACACCAGTAGGTAATGCCGTCATCATGCGTCCTGTACGAGCTGATTTATCTTGGGTAAGTTGTACCAAATGACAGCGCGCTCTTTGCATGCGCCTTCTGTCTGGGGAAGCCTTTTGAAATGGACGCCTTCGATCCATGATCCAAGTCGATAACTTTTTATCTGCCTTTGCGTGAGTCCAGTTCTCTCGGTCAGGCGAGATTCAACGATCCATTCTTCATTAAAAACGACCTGTGCCATAAACACCTCACAGGCGGCAGACCGAGTTTAAGCTGGCCTGCCGCGTCGAATTGATAATTCGATATCAGGAAACCTGACCGGGTAAATGCCGGAGCCGCCGGGCGCAGTTCATGGCCGTGGCCACGTAGCTGCAATTCCTATTAACGACCTCAACAGTGATTTTTGTGCCTTGAACCACTACGGTATAGGTCCGCTTCATTTTCTGCCGGCCATAATCGCCATAAAGCTCAACATGTTTTGCCAGCGCGGCATCGCACGCCTGGCGGCCCAGAGGGGAGTGTCTGCTTCGGTTAATCAATCGCATATACATTCCTTTATCGGGAGAGTTTCCCCTCCCAATCTGGTTAGCCTACGTATTCCGGTTTCATGTCGTCCAGGGTGATGCGGAACTGGTCATACAGTTCATCACCGAGGTGGCGGCGCGATGAGGTCAAGGTGCTTTCTGCCTTCGCGAATAATGCTTCTGCTTCCGGATCCCCGGGGTTAGGGAGTGAATTTATGGCTGCCTCAACTTTGTTCTTTGCATCAACAAGGTAGTAGCGCTTCACCGCCTTATTCTTCAGTTCGGTATACAGGGCGGTACCAAGCAGAGCTTTCTGTGATTCGATGTCTGCACGAATGGCTTTGGCCTGGTCAACAGAGCTTGCGGTATCAATGCGGTCGCGTAGGTCGTCTGCAACTGCGTCAACATTAGTTGCTGATTCCTGCGCGGTGGCAAGGATGCCTGTTTCGCTGGTGATCTCATCAACAGTCATTCGCTGGGTTGGATTTATTTCGCGTTCAACGCGTTCCTCCAACTCATCAGGGGTGTAGACCCCCAAAATCGCCCATGGTGTGTAGGCACGAGCCCAGTATTTCACTTGCAAGTAGCCAATTTGCTGCTTTGGGTTACTTTTCCACAGGGGCGAGTTTTTGATTGTTACTTCCGAAACGCAGAGCCATTCATTCCATGTAATGTCTTTCTCTCCGCTAATGACTGCGCCAACACGGCACTCCATCAGATCCTTTTCGCCACGATATTCATAATGGAATCGCCCCCGTATTGCGCCGGTGGCAGTCAGTACCGCGCTAACTAACTGAGCTTCATATCCTAGAGTGCCATTTATAACGTGTGTTTTCTGACCGACTACGTAGGGGTCCATACCCCATCGCGCGGCTTGCATGACAATGGCAAGGCAGTCTGATGGCTTACCCTGAAGATGTTTGGGCACAGTAGAAATACCCTGGGACATAACATCAGCAATCTTCATCATGCGATCCATGACATCGCCATTCAGCAGTAACGAGCCATTATTCATTGTGCTGGGTGCCTGCTGATCAATTACCGCTATGTTTCTATTTTCCATGGTGCTTCCCCCTTATGCCTGTACGCGCAGCGCTTCGAGACGGCGCACATCAAAATCGTTAAGTTCTTCGGCGTAATCCTCAGTGATTGGCGCCGGCCATTCGCCAGTGTCGAAACCGTTCGCGATCGCGCGCATAGCTTTGCGGTATTCCAGCATGCCGAGTTCCAGCAGTTCTTCGGATGCCTCGATGATGGCGATCCAGTGGTAGTTCTCGTCTTTGTTGACGAATATCCAGAAGAACTGGTCAAGGGCTGCGGTTTCGCAGTACATAGCCGCGCTCAGGTGGTAATCGCGCTCGATGATTTCCCGGTGCAGTTTCGCGCGCAGGCCTTCCTGCTTGATGTTCCACATGCTGATGGTTTTCAGGTCCGCACCGATGCGCAGGCCGCTCATGTCTATCTCAAGGTCAGGACGCACACGAACTTCCAGCCCGGTTTCCTCATCAATGCCGAAATAGCTCACCTCGACGGCACGGCTCGGGTGCGTCAACAACTTGCCAGCGGTCGGGTGATTCAACAGTGCTTTCTGAATGGCCAGTGCCGTAGCCAGCTGCTGGCGGGTAACCAGCACTTTTGCTTCCGGATTCTCGCGCCATGCATCCAGCAGCTCGTCGGTAAACACGGCATCCGGTTTTACCGATTTCACGGCCTGAATCAGATCGGCCTTTGTGCCAGAGACTTTCAGCGGCTGCGCCTTCTGTGCTTCCTGAGCAACCAGGCCAGGGTTAATGATTGCCAGCTGTTCCAGTAAGGCATCGCGACTGCCGCTGGTTTTCACCTGGGCGGGCAGAGTAGCGTTATATTCCTTGATGCATGCCTTCATTGCGGTAGCGGTTTGCTTTTGACCGTCTTCAATGCGCTGGAACTCAGCAGGCAAAGACATATAACCCTGGCTGGTTTCTTCAACTGATGTACCCAAAGGAATCTGGGCGGGCAGGGTCGCGTTGTATTCCTCCAGGAATCTCTTGATGTCATCTGCGCTGAGCAAAACCGGAAGCCCGTTGTTGTATTCGTCGATAAACGCGCGGATCGTCGCAGTCGTGGTGAAGGCGCCTTCCGGGATTTCCGGCTCGATGCTGAACTCTGTTTCCAGCTGCTCAGGCTGCAGCGCCAGTGCATGCACCAGATTTCCCATATCCAGAACAGGGGAGCGTACCTTCTGGATGGTTTTGGATACGTGGCGCGCCTCGAAATACATCAGCGATACCCGCGCATCTTTAACCATCGTGGAGCTGATACCGTTAGCGGCGTGGTAGATCTCATTTGGCACGCCTTCATATCGACCAGGCTCGAAATACTCCGGCCATGCTGGCGCTGCTTGTTCAGCCACTTCCTCTTCATCGCTATGAGCACTCTCGGAAACCTGGCTTTTCAGCACTTCGGCGGTAAGATCCGGGCAGCGTTCAGCCAGTATTTTGCTCATGTTCACGGCAGTTATTTGCGCAGGAGGCTCATCAGCGCCTTCGCCTGCTGATACCGCATTATCATTTTCGTCTTCGACCGGCTGAGCCGTTTCCATCTGCACATCGCTGGTGGTTCCTTCTTCGGTGGCATTAGTAGCCGGTGAAGTCATAAGGCCTTCAATTGAAAACATTCCGCCGCCGAGATTTGCAATTTCCGGGGCTCTGGGTTTGGTCAGGTCTTCGGTTATCCACTTCGGATCCGTGGGGTCACTGATACCTTCGACATATTCGCCACGTTCGGCGGCCAGAACCTGATCAGCGTCAGGACGTTTCTTTTGAGCTTCTTTCACCAGTTCGGTGCCAATTACCTGAAAGTCAGTTGGGAGAGTTTCCAGGTCAGGCACACCTTCATCTCCATCGATAGCTTTTTTCACAGCGTCCAGAGTGACGGCGGCAGATGAAATATGCCTTGCCTTGGCAAGCGTTTCAGGGGTAGGGGCGTCATGCTTATGCTCAGTCAGATTTGCGTTGATGTAGCCACGTAACCGATCTGGAAAAGGAGTTATTCCGCTGGATGCTTCCCTGATCAGTGCAAAAATCGCCGCACGCGAATAATCCAGGATGCCAGGGGTTTTGCGCAGGGCAGCCGACCATTCCTTGAACGGACTTTCTTTCTTCTGGACGATCTCTTTGGCCCGGCGGTGAATTGATGCCGGGAAATTGTAGATATCGAAATCCATTGGCATTGTGGCCAGGGCTATTTCTACATCGAGCGTATCAAGGGTATGGGTGTAGTCGGGATTGCGATCGGTTTTATTACCGCCGCCAGCATTAGTTCCTGCATCAGTTTTCATAACTGAAGAAATACAGTTACCGGCAGCCCATTCCCTGGTGAGAATGCCGCGGTCAATCGCGTTCGTGGCGAACCACAGCTTTGCAAACTGGATACGCTTGCCGAGCTCATGCCGTTTCCCTTCCGGGAATACTTTTTTATTGGCGCTGGTGAATTTCCAGAGCGCCGGCATATCGTATTTTTTGATTTCAGGGATATTCTCGGCGGCCAGAATCAGATCCTGGACGGCTGCGTTATCAGTGTCCATTTCAAGAACTGACAGCTCCTGCCGGTGAGGCATACTGATATGATAAACGTGACGTTCTTCGGCCATATACTGCGCCAGCAACTGAGCGCGAAAGGGGAGTTCTGCCACGTTAAAAAGCGCGCTTGAATCGTCCTGGTATTCATCGCTACCGAAAGTTTCCACGGTCTCGCCTTGTACCACGTCGCCAGTAGTATTGGCATCAACCAGCTCGCCACTAACGGGCTCAGCGGATACTCCGGCATCATCGATGTGATGCTCCGCAGGCGCCTGACCTGGCTTCAAAGTCCAGGTGCGGCCATCGTCGCCGAGCTGGTAGCGTTCGCACCATGAGTAATCGAGAACACCCTCCGCCGGCAGGTCATTGAATACCGGGAAATCGGTGCGAATTGGTTTTTGATAGTCTTTGCCGCGGCCTGTTTCGATCCCGGCGTCTTCCAGATCGACGTCGAGCTGCAGTAGAGCGCGGGCTTCTGATTTATTAGTGCGCCAGATTACGGCATCAGCTTTACCCGATTTTTGAGTCGCTTTTATCAGATAAAAATATTCCATGTGATAGCCTCTATTTTGGATGTAGAATCCCCCGGGCCATTGGTAGCGCCCATTCAGGGTGGTCATTGGTTTTGGTAATTTCCGGTGTAACTTTGGTCGGTGGCACCGGACGTACAGCCCGCTTCGGCGGGTTTACGTTAGCCCTCGTGAGCCATCTGGTCGTGAGAGGCGCAACGTTCAGAGCAATACTCTTTTTCTTTCCGTGCGAGCTGGTTCCCCTGGAGGTACAACAGGGTGCTTACCACTGGTTTTCCCTCGATTGCTTTACGGCAGTAACCGCATTTCTTCTGCATTCTTCCCCCTACATTTGCACCGTGAACCCTGCCGGATGCTCGTCCAGTACACCTTTCAGCGGATAACATTCAGCTTTCACGTGTTGCTCTTCTGCGGCTGCCTTACAGTCATTCTCAGTGTCGTAAACCCCGAGCAGGACATCCTGATTACCGCCCGTCAGCATGCTGACGGTGAGAACCAGGGCAAACATCGTGCTCATGAAGGGTCTCCTTTTTGCGCGAGCATGTAGCACACCCGGCGGATGAAAGCTGACAGCGGACTTAAACGAATAGCCTGCTGACGAGCGGGTTTGCGTGCGAAATCAATCATGTAAATAACTCCCTCAGTGCGCTGGCGAGCGCTATCCAGATGAAGAGCCCAATAACTGCTGAAATGACCATTGCTCTGATGCCTTGCTCACTCATTTCAACCCCAGCCATTACGTGGCCAGCGGAACGTTTAAACCTACTGCGCGTTAATAACTCCACCTCATCCGGTGTTTCGTATGCCGCCGGCAGCTACTTCGTGGGCTCCATGCCTGGGTGGTTTTTTTCGATGGAATAATTAAACACAATGTTTACTCGGTAGTCAACTAAATGAGTTGTTTTGAGTAAACAAAAAGTTTACATGCAATTGATTTAAGAGGTGGGTTGACTGTTTTTAATGCAGTTATTGGTTTAAAAAACATCAGCTAGAATGGTTGTGGAGCGAGATGAGTTGGATAGAGTTCGAGCTTTCATCGCTGATAGGATTGGATGTACTCAACTGCGCACCTTAGACAACGTCATTCCAAGGGAGCGCCAAAGGATGTATAGGAAAGGGAATCAGAGGGGATGGTATACTTATATTGGCTACGCCTGTGGTGAATCCATGTTCTGCTTGTAGTCATGAACGGTTGTTACATGATTGCTAGTAAAAAGCACGGCTTAAAGAGGAAGAATGATCGCAACGATGTTGAGGTTTACAACATTTGCATTAAAATACATGAAGCATAATTCTATGAATAATATGGGTTTTACAATTACAAGACTTTTATAATGTCCAATATATTGAATAGGTAATCTGCAAAGCTAGAGGTGTGCACACGGTTTCTCTCACCATAGAGAAACCATTCCGCCACCATGCGGAAGGCGAAAGGCCCCGAACAAGACTACTATTCGGGGATTTTATTCAGAGAGGTTTCTTAATATCACCATTTATAAGCAAATCGTAGGCTAAGAACAATTTCCTATAAACAGTCTTTAAGTTTTCATTATCACATGATATAAATTGTAAAAATATATCTTCTTTTACATAGACAGATAATTCACGCACATCTATGTGTCTAATATTTTTTATAACGACAACTGGTTCTTTTCGCTTGCTAAATCCTGCGTTTTTTATCTCTGTAATTGTGGTAAAGATTCGTTCTGCATTTGCTTTATCTAATGTTATAGAGTTAATTATATTATCCAAGTTACCATGACGCTCGATTCTTTGATTAAGTCGAGTTAATGCTTTTTGCTGCAAATTTAAATCACGGAAGTTGCAACTGGATATAATCTTTGAAAACGGTAATCTTATTGTATTTTTTGCATCAATGATAAACTCAATTGCTAACTTGTTGGATATTTCATTTTTCTCAAACAAATAGTCCTCTAGATAATTAAGTTCTTTTATTTGAGTGAAAACGTATTTTTTATCACCTAAAGCTACAACCAAGTTTTTTCCCTGTTTAACGCTTTCTTCAAGTTTATCTAAGTCTGATGGAGATACTAGTAATGTGTCGAGATTGCCTTTTTCGCCTTCATTAACAATAAGTGTCTTAATTGCTCTCTGATATCGTAAAACATCATAAGGAGACAATCCTTCATCAACAGTGCTTATCTCATCATAAATCTGTTTGTAATTGTCTGTTTCAACAGAGGTGTAAGTAACCTGAAGTTGCTGATCAGTGATTTGCTTTATGATTACTTGCTCTTCATTTGGTTTGTGTTGAATAAGAATTATTCTTTCAGCTGATTTCCTTCCATCTTCTTTTGGTAATTGTGATGAGAAGTCTGACAATAGTTTTTTCACATTTCTATCTGTTAACGAATACCCTATAAAGAGAATTGGATTTTTAATCATATTCGATAGTATTTTTGCACTTATGAGAATTGCACTATCATCATATTTCTCATAGTCCTCAGCGCTAATTACAATTGATTTCGGTTCCTTGATATCTCCATGTATCTTGTATAACTCACACCATCCGATGGTGTCTTCGAAGAAACCATTATTTCCAATATATAGTTTAGGGGTGACGCCTTGATCATTAAGCAGATGCTCTATAAAGGCATCATAATTAGTAGTAATGATCATTTTTGCTTTTTTTAATAGTGCTTTGAAAGAGTTTAATTCATCTAGGTCTACATCATCCTTAAGCGTAGGAGAAGAGAACCGTTGACATATTGAGTATTTGAAAGGTGAAATGTTTTCACTAAACACACGTTTTGCGTCTAGCCCTTCAAGTTTAATTGCGTTGCCAGTAAAAAGCTTGTTAAAGTCATTCTCTATTTTAGTTGCTGCTTCGGTGTATATTTTATGATCTAAATCAGAATCATCGCCAATGCTGGCTCGAAATTTCTCTTTTATTGTCAGAAGATAATTATAGAAATCTATTTCAGGATTTATTTTTTGCCAATACTCATTTAGTAAATCTTCCCAAGTAGGGTAATTTTTTAGATATCTTTTAGATATACCTGAACCAATGAATACGATAGGGTAGCTTTTGAATTCAAAAAGTTGGTTTGGCATATCAAAATCCTTCTAGTTAAACGAAGCATATTGTGTGTTTTATATCAGTTAAGACAAACATACCGTATTTATAGGGTTGAAAAGTAAAAATAACCGTCTTGCCTATATGTTTGTATCATGCTGCCGAACAAGCAAAATACCTCATCAGCCCACTATTGAGTACGAATGCTGTCTATACCTCTGAGGCGGTTACTCAGCATCACCCTTAATCCGCCGCCCCATGTACTTGGCGTACAGCTCATCGAGCTCCTTCAGCCGAAGAGATATGATCCGCTGCATGTTCTGTTGTTCTTCTTCGTTTGGCAGTTGGTTGTAAAGTTCAAGCAACCTTCGCTCGTCAGGTCTCAATCCGTCTTTAGAGCCCACATCTTGGCCTAAAACCCATTCAAGGCTGACGCCAAGCGCATCCGCGAGCTTTATCGCAGAGCTTTTTCCTATTGCGCCCCGCACAAACCAGTTGTTAACAGACTGCGCGCTCACACCACAGATCCTCGCGATATCAGCTTTTGATATGCGCTTCTTCTCAATGATTTCGTTAAGCCGCTGAACCTGCGGGTTATCTGCTTGGTGCGTATTTTTTCTCATATATCACGATTTTAAACTAAATGTTTACGCTCACAACATTCATAAAGTTGACATTAAAATAAACATAATGTTTAATTTGATTCGTAAACTATAAGGAGTCACTTATGAATGCATTAGAGAAAGCCATAAAAAATGCCGGTAACGCAACAAAGCTTGCTGAAAAATTGGACGTCTCATCAATGACAATTAGTCATTGGAAAAAACGTTGTGGGGGGCTTGTGCCTCAGGGACGCATTTCCTCTATTTTTCAGGCTACAGGCATTACACCTCACGAACTTCGCCCTGATCTTTATCCAAATCCAACAGACGGCCTACCGAAAGAGGAAGGCTGACCATGCAAATACTCTCCTTTCAACAAAATACCGGATTCAAGACCGGCACTTTGATAAAGCGAAATCAGCTGAGAGAGTCAGATCACGACGCTATTCGCTCCGCCGTTCGCGCCTGGGCTGCAGCTGAAGGGCAGGATGTTGTGTCGGCACACATCATCGGTGAGTGGCGGCAGAAGGGCGGCGGGGAGATCGACTTTCCTGATGACATCAGCCGTGCCAGACAAAAGCTTTTTCGCTACCTGGACAACCCGGCCGAGTCTGAGCGCTATCGCGAGTATGTTCGCCTTCTTACACCGGCGATCATGGCCGTTCTTCCGCTGGAATACCGCCACCGTCTTTTTCCCGTAGACAATTTTATGTCCCGCCTGGCTCGTCTGGAAAAAGAAACCAGCGAAGCAAAGATTGCCGTTGCTGTGGGGGCTCCACGCCATCAGAAGCTGAAAGAACTGAGCGAGGGAATTGTCGAGATGTTCCGGATAGACCCTGAGTTAACGGCGCCACTGATGGCCATTGTCACTTCAATGCTGGGAGTGACGTGATGCTGGAATTAAGAAAGGTGAAAGCCGCGGTGCTGCAACACCTACGGCTTTCTTTGCGAATTAACTGGATCAATTCACAGGGGAAATTATGAACACGAACCAACTGAATTTCAATAACGGGGGCGCCCATGGCTAAAAACTCGATCGACGCGTACGGCGCCAGCGGTAAAAGCAACGTCCTGTTTTTCGAACCGGAAAACATGCATCTGGTGACCGATACAACACACCCGCTTTACGATGAACGAGTACACCTACCGCTTAATGAAGCTGTGATCCTCAACATCATGGAACTTGGGGTACTCGAACCGATTATCGTGTGGAAGGACCCGGAGACAGGGAAAACTTGCGTGGTTGCAGGTCGGCAGCGCGTAAAGAACGCTATGGAAGCAAACGCCAGGAGAAAGCGGGCAGGGCTGGAACCCTGGCCGGTACCCGGTATAGCTAAGCGTGGCTCAGCCATTCAAATGGCCAAATACATGGTCAGCGAAAACGAGATAGCGCAACCAGATACCCCACTGGGCCGGGCCAAAAAAATGGTTCAGCAGATGGAATACGGTCATGACGAAAATGACATTGCCCTGCTATTTGGCTGCAGCGTAAAAACGGTCCAGGCAACCGTGGCTCTACTGGATGCTACGCAGGCCGTCCAGGCGGCGGTTGAGGCAGGAAAAGTCACTGTCACTCAAGCGCGTCAGTTGGTCGATATGCCACCGGAAAAGCAACGGGAAACGGTCAAACAGTTAGAGGCAGCGGCAGAGGGTGTAACTGGCCACGAGAAAGCTCGCCGACAGCGCGCTGTCCTCGGAGACACAAAGCCGCGTCTCAAATCCCGTAAGGAAATCACCCAGCAACTTCAAACCGCCAGCGGCGAATACGCAGCGGCTTTGCTGTGGGTGCTTGGTGATGAAAACACACCAGTTTAAGCAACAACGGGGTCTCTATGCGTGATTACGGCAAGGTGCATACATCATTTTGGATAAGCGATGGAATGCGCCGGGTATCGGATGATGCCAGGTTACTGGCGCTGTACCTGCTCACCGGGCAACACACGAACATGATTGGGTGTTTCCGGCTGCCTGATGGATATGTTTCGGAAGACTTAGCATGGACTCCTGAAAGGGTTTCGAAAGGGTTTGATGAGCTATCGGCTAACGGTTTCGCAACGCGCGATTCGTCATCGAAATGGGTGCTAATTCGTAACTTTCTGACCTGGAATTCAGTTGAAAACCCAAACCAGGGAATTGCAGCACTGCGTTTGTTTGATCAGGTCCCGGACACATCTACGGTTAAGCCAGAGCTGGCGCGGGTTTTAGCCTCGGCAATATCCCACATCGGCATCGCAAAACTAAAGGGTTCCGAAAGGGTTCTCAAACCGTTCCTTAACCAGGAACAGGATCAGGAGCAGGAACAGGATCAGGAAGAAGATAGTTCGGGGCATGGCTTCGCCACACCCCCAGACCATCAGACCCAGGACGAAGGCGATAAACCTGATCCCCAAAAAATATACCCGAATGATTTCGAGCAGGTCTGGTCGGTTTATCCCAGGCGGGCAGGGGGAAACAGCAAGTCAGATGCTTTCAAAGCCTGGAATGCCCGAATCAGGGATGGAACCACTACGGCGGAAATCTTCGCAGGAGTGGTGCGTTACGCGGCTTTCGTTAAAGTCGAGGGAATCCTCAACACGCAGTACGTGAAACAGGCGAAAACGTTTTTTGGCCCTGGTATGCATTTCAGCGAACCGTGGGCGATTCAGCAGGCGCCAGGCGCACGAGATCCCAATCAGATTTCGGAACCTGACAAAACCATCCCATCGGGATTCAGGGGGTAGCGATGAAAAACATGATTGGTACCGGGAATGCACTGGAACGACTGAAAAAACTCATTCCCCCTGGTGTTCAGCCAAAATTCGGCAGCGTTGATGAATGGCGTGCCTGGCAAGCCGAAGAAGGCCGTAAGCGCTGTGAGGAACTGGAAAAACAAAACCAGCGCGCACATGCAGAGAAAATCTTTGGACGTGCAGGAATTCAGGATCTGCACCGCGGCTGCACATTCGCGAACTATCAGGTTGAGTCGGATGGCCAGCGTCGGGCGCTCTCGATGGCGAAAAGTTACGCGCAGCAATTCGGCTTAGGGTTTGCGAGCTTCGTATTCAGCGGAGCGCCAGGCACCGGGAAAAATCATCTGGCGGCGGCAATCGGAAATCACCTGCTGGCTGGTGGTCGCTCTGTGCTGGTGGTAACCATTCCGGATCTCATGCTGCGTGTTCGGGAATGTTACGACGGCGGGCAGTCAGAGGCGTCATTGCTGGACGATTTGTGCCACGTGGACCTGCTCATTCTGGATGAGGTGGGTATTCAGCGCGGAAGCAGCGGTGAAAAAGTCATCCTGAATCAGGTTATCGATCGCCGACTGTCCTCCATGCGGCCTGTAGGCATTCTAACCAACCTGAATTATGACTCGCTGAAGGAAACACTGGGCATGCGGATCCTTGACCGTCTCCAGATGGACGGCGGTATGTGGGTGAATTTTGAATGGGACAGCTATCGCAAAAACGTGCGCCATTTGCGCGTCGTTAAGTGAGGTATGTATGGCTAGAGCATTGTCAGCAATTGAGCGCAGAGAGTACGTCCGCGCAGTGATTCGGATCACCAGGCATCAGGGGCGACTCACGACCGCCGAGGCAATGAAAAAACTGGGGCTGAGCCGCGCTACTGTCCAGCGGTATTTTTCCGAAGCAGAAGCGACTGGGGAGGTTGTCCGGCATGGTCGTCTGGGGCTGTTCCGCGATCAGCGGGCCCTCATCGACTTTGACATGAAACGGCTTGGGATGGTGCCAAAGGCAGCGTCGGGGATGAATTACAGCCTGCTTGGTTGTCCTGTATTCCAGCGTGTTCTGGATGTGCAGGAAGCTATCTGCGCAAGTAGGCCGACAACTGCGCGCGGGGAGGCCTTATGACTATCGAGAAAACTCATATCGGTATTGTGATTACCAAAGACGGACCGAAACGTAAAAAGCTGCACGCGACGGAAAGTATGTGGGTGGTGGGAAAAAACGAGTTTTACCACAAAGATACCGGGCGCCGGCACTTTGCCGAGAATACGCACCGTCGGCTTTTGCTGGAAACGATTGAGAAAATCGGGAGCAAATTATGAGTGAAGTCACAGTGAAGTTGACGAACAAAGCGATCGCAATCATTGCGGACTACATCCAACGCGCCAGTAAGAACGAGCAGCTGCAGGACGCAAAGAATCGTCTGGATAAAAAAATAGCGATGCTCTCTGAAGACGAAAACTGCGATCAGGAGCTGTTGATGGCTGCATTCGTACCAGCGATGACAAATCATACCCGTGATGGTTTTTTTGAAGCTATTGCGGTTGCTTTGGAAGGAGCGCAGGCATGAACAAGGAAATGGAACCATCGCTGCAGTATGCCTGCAAACGCATTCTAGAGCTGGAGCAGCTGCTGCTGGTGGATGTACCAGAAACTGTATGGCCCGCTGAAGTAACGATGGTTTTCTCTGAAGTCGAAAACGCCGGTGAATTGCCGGCGCATCACCAACGCCGACTGCATCATCATATCAACCGTATGTGGTTGGAGAAAATGCCGGTATCGTCAATTATCGTCGCGGCTCGTTCGCTGGCCTGTGCCATGGAGAAATACGCGTGAGAGAGAGCGAAATCATCGTTGATAACTTTGCTGGCGGCGGCGGCGCCTCAACGGGCATCGAGCTGGCGATTGGGCGCAGTGTGGATATTGCGATTAATCATGACCCGAACGCTGTAGCGATGCATACCACTAATCACCCGGACACGCTGCACTATTGCGAATCGGTTTACGAAGTCAGGCCAAAGGTCGCGACCGCTGGCCGCCCGGTAGCGCTGGCGTGGTTTTCACCAGATTGCCGTCACTTTTCAAAGGCGAAAGGAGCTAAGCCTGTCGAGAAAGCGATCCGCGGACTGGCCTGGGTGGTACTGCGCTGGGGGCTGGATGTTAAACCCCGAGTGATGAAGCTAGAGAACGTTGAAGAATTTAAAACTTGGGGGCCGCTGCTCGATGGTGAAATGCGTCCAGATCCTGCCCGTGCTGGCGAAACTTTTGAGGCATTCATTGGCATGCTGACCACAGGCATTTCAGCGGATCATCCGGCTCTGGCCGAATGCTGCGAATTTCTGAATATTTCCCTTGATAGCGAGGATGCAGCACGTCTGGTAAACGGTTTGGGTTACACCGTTGAGTATCGCGAATTGCGCGCCTGCGACTACGGCGCGCCAACTATCCGAAAACGTTTCTTCATGGTTATGCGACGGGACGGGCAGCCGATAGTCTGGCCGGCAGCTACTCACGGGGATCCGAAATCGCCGGCGGTGATTTCTGGCAAACTGGCACCATGGCGCACAGCTGCAGAATGCATCGACTGGTCAATTCCAGCGCCAAGCATTTTCGACCGCAAAAAGTCTCTGGCAGAGAATACGCTGAAGCGTATCGCGCGCGGCATCCAACGCTTTGTTATCGAAAGCGCGTCGCCGTTTATCGTGAAGTGCAATCACACTACCACTAAAGGCAAATACGATTGCTTCCGGGGGCAGGCTCTCACTGAACCGCTGCAGACGATTACGAAAACCCACGGCTACGCAATCGCGGTACCTCATTTGACAAAATTCCGCACCGGCGCCACCGGGCAGCCAGTTACCGATCCGGTACCGACAGTGACCGCCGGCACGTCCAGGCGCCCGGGCGGGAATGGTCATGCGCTGGGGATTGTTGAGGCGGGCCTTGTCCCGTTCCTCGCTGGCAACGGTGGCAGCGAATACCAGGCTAAACCGCGCCCGCTTGATAAACCTGCTCACACCATCCTGAAAGAGTCGCGCGCATGCGTAGTCGCTCCAGTTATTGCCCGGCAATTCGGTGCCAGCGTCGGCCACCGCGTAGATGAGCCAAGCGCTACGATTACCGCTGGAGGGGGAGGTAAATCTCAGTTGGTGTCAGCATTTCTGGCGAAACACTACGGCGGGAACTACCAGGGCGCCGGTATTGACCTGGGCGAACCCGCTCATTCAGTTACCACGGTCGATCATCACGCGCTGGTTACTGCTCAGATTGTTGGTGTTGGCGGTCGTGCTGGGCAGAGCAGGCCGCGAGACGTTAGCGAGCCACTGCAGACCATGACGACAAAGGCTGATGCTGCGATGGTCACTTCCCACCTGATAAAACTCCGCGGTACCTGCCGTGATGGCCAGACAGCTGACGAGCCGATGCCGACTATAACTGCCGGCGGCCAGCACGTAGGGGAGGTTAAAACGACTCTGGCGGTCGAGGACTATGACGAAGAGCGCGCGCAGCAAGTGCTGGCGTTCCTGCAGGAATACAGCGGGGAGGATTGCACCGGGATGGTAAATATCGGCGGAGTGACTTACCGCATTGTTGATATCGGGATGCGAATGCTGCAACCGCATGAGCTTTACCGGGCGCAGGGGTTCCCGGAGTGGTACATCATCGATCAGGATTACCGCGGTGTGAAGTATGCGAAGGATAAGCAGGTTGCACGCTGCGGCAATGCCGTTCCGCCCCCATTCGCTGAGGCGCTGGTGAGGGCTAATTTGCCGGAGATGTGCCTGAAAAAAGACATTGCAGCATGATAAAGCCCGCTTCGGCGGGTTTTATCTTTTATGGCGAAAAATTAATCCAACAGGAGAATGGGGGGGCGAAAAGTGAACTTAAGCCCACAAAAGGACAAATCGGAAAAATTATTTGTAATACAATTATACACTCATTAGTTATGAGGTTTTTGTATGAAGATTTACCAGGCTCAACCACATGATGTGGATACTATCCTTCCCCTGTATCTCGGGTACCGTCGTTTCTACGAGGTCGAAGAAAATGCCTCGCAGGCCAGAGATTTTATTCTCAAGCGCCTTCAGCTTAATGAGTCCGTGATCTTTTACGCCGAGGTTGATGGGAAAGCGGTAGGCTTTACGCAGCTCTATCCTTTATTTTGCTCTCTTGAGATGAAACGTATTTGGTTGCTTTATGACCTTTTCGTTGATGAGTCAGCTCGGAAGCATGGTGTGGCACACAAACTAATCTCACGTGCTGAGCAACTGGCGAAGGAGAGCGATTCGGCATTTATTATGCTTAGTACCGCTACAGATAACATCCGTGCACAGGCGTTGTATGAGCGTAATGGATTTGTGCGAGATACTGAGTTCTTCGTGTATAACAAGTTTCTGAAATAAATGTTCGATGTAGCCATAATAAAGTGGTTAGTTAATGCCTGGCGGGTTAGCTCACTACTTGAGTATGGCGTCAATGCAACTTACCCAGTGGTAGTCGTCTCTTCTAAACTGCCAGACTATACAACTGGATAGCCTTCTACTTTCAATTTTGCCAAAGTTGACAGAGAGAAATGGTAAGGCAGCATGAGAAAACCCGCTTCGGCGGGTTTTCTTTTTTGCACTGGTAAATAGGGGCTTATACGATACACAAAATATGCTGTCGACAACCGCGCAAAACTTTTCACTCCGTTAGCCATGAAAGTTAAACAAAACTCCCAAACTTTCAATTGTGATAATCTCTTTTGAAAATAGTGGCTTGTAGGGTGATCTTCATCTGCCATCATATCTTCCGCTACCGTGAAATTTTCACATGTAAGTGATTTAACATTAATTTATACTGTATAAAAACACAGTATATGATTTGCTTCCGGGAGGTAGGGATGCGCAATGAGAGTAATGAGTACTACGATCTGGTTAAACGTTCTACAGGTGAAGTTATTGGCAGCATCAGGGCAGCAGGCCGGGTTCTGGTATACACGGCAAATGGTGTTACTTCTATGCGACCACTGCTTGAGGACGAGGGAGTATTTAATCTCAACGCAATGACCAGTTTTCTTCATCGCCTCGGCTACCGGGTTATCCCGCCTTCTGATAATATGAAATCAACGGCCTGAACAACCGTTGACCTACTGCGCCACGGAGAGAAACCATGGCGCAATTGCACTTAATAAAGCAGTCACAAGGTTTACTGATCCCTGCCACGCAGGAGACCAGCGATTTCTTGCAATCAAAATGCAAGCTCGGCGCCGTTCTGGAGGCCGACTTTAAGCTTGTCCGCAATCCGGCGTTTCACCGCCGTTACTTTGCTTTACTCAATCTCGGTTTTGAATATTGGGAACCTACCGGCGGGGCGATTTCGTCTAATGAGCGCAGGCTTATCACAGGTTACGCCAAATTCCTTGCTGCATATGGCGGGAGTGAATCGGCGTTACTTGATGCCGCCGGGCAATATCTCGACCGTATAGCCGAGAAGCGATCCGGCTATATCAGTATTTGCAAATCTTTCGATGCTTACCGGGCGTGGGTCATCGTTGAAGCCGGCCACTATGACGCCATACAGCTGCCGGACGGTACACTGAAAAAACACCCTCGTAGCATATCTTTCGCCAGCATGGACGAATGCGAATTTCAGGAACTGTACAAAGCATCGCTGGATGTTCTCTGGCGGTGGATCCTCTCTCGTTCGTTCAACAGCCTGCAGGACGCCGAGAACGCCGCAAACCAGCTTTTAAGCTTCGCGGGGTGATGCCGATGAAATACTCATGGTTTCACCATCACGAATGCACAACGCAGCAGGCCGACGACCTGATGGCGAGATATCGCCAGCGGGGCGTAAAGGTCGAACGAAGCTTAAACCCTGACTTTATGACATGGACCGTCAGCGCGCAGCTGGTGGAGGACAAAAATCCGCCGCGGCCAGACTCTCGCTGGCGCAACAGGATGTGGGGGTGAGTATGGCGAATCTTCGCAAAGCGGCCCGAGGCCGCGAATGCACAGTACGGATCCCCGGGTACTGCAATGGCAATCCTGAAACCAGCGTACTGGCGCACTACCGCCTGGCGGGTACCTGCGGAACTGGATGCAAGCCGGACGATACACAGGGCGCTATTGCCTGCAGTGCTTGCCACGATCTCATTGATGGCAGAAAGAGAACCACCGATTACACCCGCGACGAACTGCGCCTGATGCATGCCGAAGGCGTGCTCAGAACTTTGGCTATATGGAAAAAAGAGGGGTTACTGAAAGTATGAAACTCGAAGCATCCTTAAAACATTTCAGCCCTCAGGGTATGCACATCAGCGACGATGTGAAAAGCACATCACCTGACCATCTCAACGGTACGGATGTTATGGCTGGTATTGGGGTGACAAGCAGCAGGGCAAGGTTCGGACTGGCAGCGTTCTTTGGAAAGACTGGCATCAGCAAGACAGATGAGCAGTTGGCCGTCCAGGCGCTAGCGCGGTATGCGATTGAAACCGCACCGAAGAACGTACGCAAAACAGCGGGTAAAGAGTTGGGTCGCTGCTGCGTGATTTTGGCGCAGTTTGCTTTTGCGGAATATTCCCGGTCCGCGGAAACAACGGGAGCCTGCAGGGTATGCAATGGAACCGGACAGATTGAAACTACTACCACAGAACGCAAAGTTTCTAATCCGTGGGGCAAAGCACCATATTGGGCTAAAAAATCCCGTGCTGTCTGTCCTTCCGACTGGGATAAGTGGACTGAAGTAACAGCCGTCTTCAGCGCTAAGTGTGAAGCCTGTGACGGTAAGGGGAAAATAAACGCTCGCTGCCGCTGTGGTGGTTCTGGCCGGGTTCTGGACCGCAAAGCGACTAAAGAGCAGGGAGCACCAGTATATAAAATCTGTGAACGCTGTTCGGGGAATGGCTTTTCAACGATGCCGTCTACTGCTGCTTATAAAGCGATTCTGACGCTTATCCCAGACCTGCACATCAGAACATGGACACGCAACTGGAAACCTTTCTGCGATGCGCTGGTGGACCTGTGCTGGAAGGAAGAGGAGAGGGCAGATAAAGAGTTTCAACGAGCAACAGCTGATTGAGTAAATGGGCGCATTATTTTGCATTTTAAGCGCACAATGCTTGATTTTGTCCGAAGTTGTCGTGTATATTTTAAATCGTGGAATAAAACGCCTGAACGAAAACATTCATATAAACCCTGCTATTGCAGGGTTTTATGTTTTTGAAAACAAATGCCTGAAATCGGCTATAAAGTGTGATCTGAATCAAAATGTCATGCGCCAAACTTAAGGAATATTAAGGAACTGTAAATATTCTTTATAAGTGATGGCTTTATGGCGTTAAAAGATATTTTTGTGCGAACCGAACCCCGCAGACGGCATTATGGTGTTGCATTGTTTATCGGGCTTATTTCTGGGGTGGTTTCAGCATTTGTTAAATGGGGTGCTGAAGTACCATTACCACCGCGTAGTCCTGTCGATATGTTTACCAGTGCCTGTGGACCAGAGTCATTAATTCGAGCTGCCGGGCAGATTGATTGCTCCAGAAACTTCCTTAACCCTCCTTATATTTTTCTGCGTGATTGGTTAGGGCTGGTCGATCCAAATGCGGCTGTCTATACCTTCGCCGGACATGTGTTTAACTGGGTAGGCGTAACACATATCATATTCTCCATCGTGTTCGCGGTTGGGTATTGTGTAGTTGCAGAGGTGTTTCCAAAAATCAAGCTGTGGCAGGGTTTGCTTGCAGGTGCACTCGCACAACTGTTTGTCCATATGATTTCGTTTCCGCTTATGGGCCTAACCCCTCCGTTGATTGAGCTTCCATGGTATGAAAACGTTTCTGAAATATTTGGTCACCTGGTGTGGTTCTGGTCAATTGAGATTATTCGCCGGGATCTGAGAAACAGAATTACGCACGAACCGGATGCTGAAGTTTCTCTGAATTCAGCATTCAGATAATCTAAGCTGCAAAGTCAGAAACCCGCATAAAATGCGGGTTTTTTATGCCTGTGATTAGTCGCTCTTCGATAGCAATGTATGCAGAGTGTATTGACGCTAGCTATGTTTACAGCATAACGTATTGATGTGGTGAATCCCCCTATGCGGAGGGGCGACCAGTCAGTTACAGAAACCTGTAAATGCAGCGCGGGCCATGCCGGCTGGGGCATGCTCACCGGGAGGCACCCGGCACCACACTGCCACATAACATATTTAAGATTTATGGAAGGTTTACTTCTGCGGTTGCCTGTCTATGTTTATAGAACGTAACGGCAAAAGTGAATGCTTCCTGGTAAATCGGTAGCTCGGACTATTAGGAGTGCCTTCGTTTCGTTACTACCTAGAATGCCTACTTTCTGCCCGTTCCTCTGAGCGGGCTTCTTTTTGCTCGTAACCAGCTAAAAGAAAAATCAAAAAAAGCTATACCTTCATCTGGCTGGCGAAGGGGTAAACACTAAGATGTGAATCCTCAGAGCGAGCCATGATGACTGACAGAAGAATTACCTGTCGTTATCTGGCACCCCACATGCAGCATAACCCCTTAAGGCCTTCCATTACGGTAGGCCTGCTGTCTTCTGGGGCCCTGCACGTCAAAAGTTCAGTCTGTAGGCGTATACCAGTCTTGGCGGAATTTAGCTAACGGACTCACTTTTCTAATCAATACGGGCACAGCAGTGGATGCTTTACCGATACTATGATTACGTAAAGCCTAAGCTAGAGGGAGTTTGTCTTGAGTGAAAATCTTACTGCAGTGGGGGCACATCAGCGCAGAACCTTTTTGGACTCGGGTGTAACTATGTTCTGATTGGTTGATGCAGTTAGGGCAGGTACATTTGATGAGGTAGTTGCGATTGTTTTTTGAGTTTTTGCGTTGTTGCATATGACATTTCCTGATGAATGGTCCGCAACCATACACTATCCACTGATACATAGCTCGTATTGAATTTCCCAACCACCTCGTACAGGTGGTTTTTTTCTTTCAGGTACCCGGAATCACCATTGATGAGTATTCCTCCCGCCGGTCCTGATCCTTATCAAACTCACAGCACCCCGTTAACCCGGAGGTGAACCTATGGCAAAGCATATGCAAGACAAAGAGAGCATGGCCGGAATCACCTGGCTGGCTCTGCTGATCATTGCTGGTTGGGGCGGCCTTGTCCGATTCCTGATGGATGTAAAGCAGGGCAAAGCAAAATGGAGCTGGATAAATGCTTTTGCGCAGATTGTGGTTTCGGCTTTTACCGGGGTTATTGGTGGGCTCATCAGCATTGAAGGTGGCCTGAGTATTTACATGATATTGGCCACTGCCGGTATCAGTGGTGCTATGGGTTCCGTAGCGCTCACGTATTTCTGGGAACGAATCACCGGAGTGAAAGCACAATGACAGCAGACAAGACTATCGAGGGGATCCTCGGCAAAGAGGGTGGTTATGTCGATCATCCGTCGGATAAAGGCGGGCCGACCCGCTGGGGCATCACGCAGACCACAGCTCGAGCACATGGTTACACCGGTGATATGAGAAACCTGCCCAGGGAAACAGCAAAGCAAATCCTGCTGAGCGATTACTGGACCGGACCCCGGTTTGACCAGGTGGCAGCTCTATCTACGTTACTGGCGGATGAGCTTTGCGACACTGGCGTGAACATGGGGCCCAGCGTCGCCAGTAAGTTCTTTCAGCGCTGGCTCACTGCCCTGAATATGCGCGGAAAGCTGTATCCCGATCTGATTCCAGATGGCGCCATTGGTCCCCGAACCATCACCGCGCTTAAGGGATACCTTTCCGCCCGCGGGAAAGAGGGTGAACAGGTTCTGTTGCGTGCGCTGAACTGCAGCCAGGGTGCCAGATACCTCGAACTGGCGGAGGGCCGCGAAGCCAACGAGGATTTTCTCTACGGCTGGGTTAAGGAGCGTGTCCTGTGAAGATGATCATTTTCGCTTTGCTCGTGCTGGTGGCTGTGCTCGTTCTGTTACTGCTGCGCAAATATACCCGGCTGGAGTTCGTTGCCCATGCCAGCCTGCTGCTGAAAACGTGGTCTGTAAAGCTGGGGGCTATCGGTGCGCTGGTTGGCATGTGGGTGCAGTCGTTCCCAGATGCTGCGCTGCACGCCTGGGCGATGCTGCCGCCGGATATCAAAAACATTCTGCCTCCAAACATTGTTGCGTTGATTAGCCCTGCGCTGGTGGTGCTGGCGGTGCTTTCGCAATACGTACGCCAGCCAGCATTGAAAGCTAAGGCCGAAGAACTGAAGGAGCCGCAGCAGTGAGCTTCGAAATTATTGCTGGGCTGGTGGTCGTCATCCTGGGCGCTATAGCTGGCGCGTTCGGTATTGGTCATGCTCGCGGTACCAGTAAGGCAGAAGCCAAAGCCGATCTGCAGCGTACCGAAGAGAATGCCGCCGCCACCGTCGCCGCGGCAGAACGTAAGGCGGAAGTTGTGAAAGGGGCCATTGATGTACAGCAGACTGTTAGCCATATGCCTGATGACAATGTTGATCGGGAGCTGCGCGAGCACTTCACCCGCCCCGGTAGTCGTTGATACGGCGTGCAACTGGGTGAGGGTCATCTACTTGACCGACCACGATATCGACGTGCTGGATATGCAGACCAAGCGCGACATTCTGGCGCACAACAAAGCAGTGCAAGCCAACTGCCGTAGCATTACCCCTGCTCATTGAGTTAAATAAATGGCCTCATCCTTGAGGTCCACGGGTAAGTAAACGCAAGGTCTTTTATGTAATGGCTCTTTTAGCCTAGGAGCCAGCCCAGAAACAACAAGCGTAAGCGGTAGATATTTATGATTTTTTTTCTGCTGTTTATCCACAGCAAACCAAAAGAGGTACGAAAGATTGAAGTTAAACTGCAGGACGGCTGCGTTGTACAGGGCTGTGAGTGCATTATTGACTACTCACACTCTGAACAGCACTGCCTACCTCAGCTGAAGGATTGAACATTACAGAAGAGTCTCAGTTGATGAAGGGCTTCGATGTCTACCATTAATAGGTGTTCTCCTCTACACGTTAAGGCTGTACCTTGATAATGTTGATTTACATTCACGGTATTGGTGTTTTCATGAAAAAGGGATTTATCGGTACGATCTTCCTGTGTGGTATGCTTCTGGGGTGTTCCAGCTCCGCTAAAAACCCTCAACCAAAGCTGCTATATTCGCCGCATCCTGCATATCCGTATTACGCACTGGCTAACAGGATTGAAGGAGGTGTGGCGGTTAGATATAACGTAGGTGTTGATGGCAAGATATCAAAGCTTTGGATCCTAAAATCAGAACCTCAGCACCTATTCGACTCTGCCGTTATTGCGGCAATGGCCCAATGGCGTTATGAAGCCAATAAACCGACTCAAGGCTTAACAAAAACAATATATTTCAAACTTCAGGCTCCGTCCGATTAAACCAGATAGCAGAGCGTTGAGACCGTCTTCATTCATGCTTCATTTATTCCCATCGCTAAGGTCACCTCTGGGTGGCTTTTTTATGGCTTTAACATTGGTGGTGTTGCAGTCAAAGCCTGAGGACCTTTCCTGCCAGTTGAAGCTGTTGCGCTAGTGTGCCATTCTGTGTTTACGTCAGCTGCGGTTGGAGAAAGCCAGTTGGCTGGCTTATGCAGGACAGATTATTTTCTTGTTGAATGCTGCTTCTGGTGTGCTTATATTCTACCTAAAAATAGGTAGGTGTGTTGTGATTAGAAAATGCTATGCAAGAATGTCTGACCCAGCATCGAATGACAAGCTGACACTGGAAATGCTTGTATCTGACGGTGGGCGTAAGATTTTTATCTGGGATTTTGATAAAGGGGTAGCAATTTTCTCTGAGGGTATAACAGGTAAGCAGTCTAAATACATAGTACAAGGTGAAAAGCATGCAGGGCATATCAATCTTATCAGAGATAACACGGTTGAGCGCACTATTTATGGGGTTAAGGAGTTCACCTGTGGAAATGGTGATTCCGGTAAATCCTCTCCTGTGTTTTGCTCATTGTGCGAGGGGCAGATACTCATAATCGAATGCCAAAAGGCTTTTATAAGAAAACCATTAAGGCTTGATGAACTCACCTTTGAATAGAACTACCTACGATACATTCCTCATATGATCGAAGGATATAACATCTCTCAGGTATCCTGCTTCTGGATGCCGGGAACGTGTACCGCTGGTGGGCTGGATTCTTGGAGCCTTTGCCCAGCAGTTTCAGGTGATAAAAAACCCCGTGGAGTAAATCCGACAAATTGACGGGGCGCTGCAGAGGCAGCCAATGTCGGAGTTTAGTCAGATTTCGAGGTGTTTTTCTACTGGTTTTGAGAAAAAATGGATGGTCTGACACTACAGGAAGTGGCTCATCCCTGAGCTCACGGGTAGAACAGTAGACTTTGTCATGGCAGAGCAAAGTCATAAGTAAGTGTAGAATGTGTTTCTGATTTAACAAGCTTAGTGAGTGTATGCTTCATGGATTGTACGTCTGTAACTTTCATAATATTTCTACCATTTCAAAATTAAGATATTAGGTAAAACCTTAGGGAATTTAGAGGGTAAGAGAAGCTGTGAACAAAAAAATCTCCTCGCGAACCAATGTTTTTCACTTTAACGAAATATATTGTTTGCAATGTGGGTTTTTTAGTTCATCATGTATGCTACATTGAGTTCTTATAAAATGAGCTGCTAATTATGACTGAGTGCAAACTTCCACAACTTCCAGAGTATTATCGATATGGTACTGAACAAATTAACAAGTTGCCTGGGAGTGGGGATGTTTTTCCTCCTGCGGGTAGTATAATAAAGTCAGTAAGTTTAAATGAAGGTGTATTTGTTTGTGTTCCGGTGCAGCGTTATATACACGGGTTGAATATTTGGGTTGTAGTTGAATCTTCTTGGTAATGATTTTTGTTTGGTAAGAGTGATTTTTCGTTGGTTTGGTGGCTTCTATTTATTATAAATTCGCTGTTGGAATTTAAAATTGGCATCATTGCAATGCTTTCAAACACCGTAGAAGGATTATGATGCTAGTGCAAAATAATATTTATAATAATTCGGAGTCATATGCTATTCTTTTGTTTAGTATGTGGCCTGTCCTTATTGTACTTCTTGTCGTGATATCTTGCGCCTTTTACGGTGTATTGATGCATAAAACTGCAATTTGTTGTTTTCTGTCAGCCATGTTCCTTGGTGTCGCAGGCTGGTTTTATGGATGATCACCATTAGCTCTAATATGAGTCACTTTTTAGTATAAAGTCAGGGTGTCATTACTTTACCTGGCTTGTAGCGTTGGTTCCCTAAAGTTTGACGATAAAAGGCCCTGTTAATACAGGGCCTTTCTGTATGTATTATTTATCAAAGAGGTAAGACATGTCAGAGATCACCGCATCTGAGCAAATCCGCCTGGATATTATCAAGAAAGTGAATTACGACACTGCAGCGGCGAAGTTAGCCATTGACTGGGTAGGCGACAGCTATCTGAAGTCTGAGCTATTCGCTGACTCTTTCGATCGTGTTTTCACTGAAAGTGAGATTGTCTCGAAGACCCGTAAGGCAATCCAGGAAGCGACCGAAGCGCTGGCGCTGTTTGATACTGCCGCTGAGCAGGTCAGCTAAGGCATTACAGCAGGCGTTCATAGAGTGCCTGTGATAATGACCATCAGACAAATCGTCTGAGCTGACAGTTCAATCAATCACCAATTTCCAGTTATACGGGGTAACTGACATCATTGTCTGTTTATCCCGGTGAATTTTGAAATACTCACTACTCTCATAACGTCTCTGCCAGCCAACACCAGAACGGCAGAGGTCAGTTAGCCGTATAGATGAACCTCTCCCGGGTGGCTCCTGAGAGATTCTTTATACGCTAGCTGGTAGTAACTAAAGGCCGCATATTTTTGCGGCCTTTTTCATCATTTGTAAAATGAAAGCCCTCAGGCGATTAACGATGCTCAGGACCATGGAAGTGATCTCCACCATGTCCGCCTCCATGGGGACCAGGGGGAAGGATACATCCTGAAAGTGACAGCGCACCACAGATCACAAAAACAGCAAGCATAATTCTTTTCATAATAACTCCTGAACTAAAGAGCCTTAATTCCAAAACATAAAAGTGAATATTTTATGGAGAATCAGTAATTCCTTTTTCTCCCTCACGTTAAATAGGAATAATCCATGGCAAAACCGGACTGGGGCGAGCTTCAGCAACGGTTCCTGTCCGATCATGCCGCAACCGGCGTATCACCGAAGGATTGGTGTGAAGCGCAGGGACTGAATTACGCTACCGCCCGCCGATACATCAAGAAACCCACTGCGCAGAAGAAACTGCGCACTGCGCAGAAGGAAAAGTGCGCAGAAGAGTTGGTGGATGATGATGGCCTCACCGATCAACAACGTTTATTTGTCGCGGAATACCTGAAAGATAGCAATGCCACACAGGCCGCCATTCGCGCCGGGTATAGCAAGAAGACTGCTGAACAAATTGGCTATCAGCTGCTTCAGAAAACTTTAGTTGCGCAGGCCATTGCGCAGCAGCAAAAAGCATCCATTGTGCGCACGCTTGGAAGTGCTGATGAAGTGCTTGAGCAGATGTGGCGCCTGGCCACCTTCGATGCCAACCAGCTTTCTCAGTATCGCCGCGGGAGCTGCCGTTACTGCTGGGGCTTCGGTCATCAGTATCAATGGCGTGACGCTGTTGAGTATGAAGAGAAGCGGCTCGAAGCGCTTGAGCGAAAACGTCGCGAGCCCGTCGATGTTGGTGGCTACGGTTACGACCATAACAGTGCGCCTAACCCGGAATGCCCTCGCTGCAATGGCGATGGCATAGGTCAGACTTTCTTCGCCGATACACGCAAGCTGGCGCCGGATGCTGCGCTTGCCTTTTCTGGCGTTAAGCTCGGAAAAAATGGTGTGGAGATAACCGCTATCAGCCGGGAGCGGATGTACGAGGCGGTGATGAAACGTCTCGGCCTGGCTGATAGCGAGTTCGCCCAGCGTCTGCAGCTGATTGAAATTGAGCGCCGGCAGCTGGAGGTTGAAAAATTACGCAAAGAGCTGGCTGCTGATCCGGAGGATGACGAACCAACGCCAGTTGCAATCAATATCAACGTAGTCGATGCACGAGTGAGGGAAGAGGATGGCGATAGCACCGACGCTTAACATCCCTCAGGCCAAATTTCTTGCGATGCAGTACAAGTTTAAGGCCTACGTCGCCGGCTTCGGTTCCGGTAAGACGTGGGTCGGTTGTGGTGGCATCTGCAAAGGGATGTGGGAACACCCCAAAATCAACCAGGGTTACTTTGCGCCAACGTATCCGCAGATCCGAGACATCTTTTATCCCACTGTTGAGGAGGTGGCCCACGACTGGGGGCTGAATGTCAAAATCAACGAGGGGAACAAAGAGGTTCACTTCTACGCCGGGCGCCAGTATCGCGGCACGACGATCTGCCGCTCGATGGAGAAACCACAAACCATCGTTGGTTTTAAAATCGGTAATGCGCTGATTGATGAGCTGGACGTAATGCCCGCCAAAAAGGCGCAGTTAGCCTGGCGAAAAATCATTGCCCGTATGCGTTACAACGTAGCCGGTCTTCGTAACGGGATCGACGTCACCACGACACCAGAAGGCTTTAAATTCGTTTATCAGCAGTTCGCAAAGGCTGTACGCGATAAGCCTTCGCTCTCAACGCTGTACGGCCTGGTGCAGGCCTCGACGTTCGACAACGAAAAGAATCTGCCGCCGGACTATATCCCGTCGCTGATGGAGTCATACCCGCCGGAGCTGATCAAGGCTTATCTCCGTGGCCAGTTCACCAACCTTACCAGCGGGACGATTTACCATCAGTTTGACCGTAAGCTGAATAACTGCCGGGAAGAAGAGCAACCCGGTGAGCCCCTGTATATCGGTATGGATTTCAACGTCGGGAAGATGGCCGGGGTTGTTCATGTGTTACGTCTGGGGCTTCCGTTTGCGGTTAATGAAATCGTTAAGGCTTACGACACCCCTGACATGATCCGCATCATCAAAGAACGGTTCTGGCTGTACGACGGCAACGATTATCGCAAGGTACGGGAAATCTATATTTACCCGGACGCTTCCGGCGATTCCCGTAAATCCAGCAATGCCAGCGCCACGGATATCGCTCAGCTTAAGCAGGCTGGCTTCAATGTGGTTGTTAATGCGGCTTTGTTGAATAAATCGAACTTTTGCTGAGTTGAAGGATCAGATCACGCATCTTCCCGACAACGCAGACCGTTCCGTGGCAAAGCAAAAGTTCAAAATCACCAACTGGCCCACCTACAATAAAGCCCTCATCAACCGTGGCTCCATAACTTTCTGGCTGGATGATGAAGCTATTCAGGCCTGGTATGAGTCAGCAACACCTTCTTCACGAGGCAGACCTCAGCGCTATTCTGACCTTGCCATCACGACTGTGCTGGTCATTAAACGCGTATTCAGGCTGACCCTGCGCGCTGCGCAGGGTTTTATTGATTCCATTTTTTCTCTGATGAACGTTCCGCTACGCTGCCCGGATTACAGCTGTGTCAGCAGGCGGGCAAAGTCGGTTAATGTCAGTTTCAAAACGCCCACCCGGGGTGAAATCGCACACCTGGTAATTGATTCCACCGGGCTGAAGGTCTTCGGTGAAGGCGAGTGGAAAGTCAAAAAGCATGGCCAGGAACGCCGCCGTATCTGGCGTAAGCTGCATCTCGCCGTTGACAGTAAAACACATGAAATCATCTGCGCTGACCTGTCGCTGAACAATGTGACGGACTCAGAAGCCTTCCCGGGCCTTATCCGGCAGACTCACAGAAAAATCAGGGCAGCATCGGCAGACGGCGCTTACGACACCCGGCTCTGTCACGATGAACTGCGGCGTAAGAAAATCAGCGCCCTTATCCCTCCCCGAAAAGGTGCGGGTTACTGGCCCGGTGAATATGCAGACCGTAACCGTGCAGTGGCTAATCAGCGAATGACCGGGAGTAATGCGCGGTGGAAATGGACAACAGATTACAACCGTCGCTCGATAGCGGAAACGGCGATGTACCGGGTAAAACAGCTGTTCGGGGGTTCACTGACGCTGCGTGACTACGATGGTCAGGTTGCGGAGGCTATGGCCCTGGTACGAGCGCTGAACAAAATGACGAAAGCAGGTATGCCTGAAAGCGTGCGTATTGCCTGAAAACACAACCCGCTACGGGGGAGACTTACCCGAAATCTGATTTATTCAACAAAGCCTGTTAATGCATCAAACCCGCCAGTGAAAGACCGCATCAACGCGATGAATGCCATGTTCTGCAATGGTAACGGTGAACGTCGCTACAAAGTGAATGTAAAGCGATGCCCGGTGTACACCGAGTCGCTTGAGCAACAGGTTTGGGGCGAAAACGGTGAGCCGGATAAAACGGCGGATAACGATCATCCCAACGATGCCGGTGGGTATTTCATTGTGAAGCAATTCCCGATTATCAAACCGACTGGAAAAGTCACCCAACTGCGGATGTAAAACCATGCCTGATATTTCAACGCCCAACCTCGACTATAACGACATGGTTGAGGCATGGGATATTAATGATGCGCTGATGGGCGGCACGCTGGAAATGCGCCGGCAGGGCAAGAAGTATCTCCCGAAATGGCCGAACGAAGATCCTGAAAGTTATAAGGAGCGTTTGGCTTCGGCAACGTTACTCCCTGCCTATGAAGAGGCCATTAAACAAAACATCGGGCGAGTGTTTGCTGAGCCGACGGTATTGAGTGAGGATTCTCCTGAACAAATACGGGAGCTGTCGCCGGATATTGATATGGAAGGAAACCGGCTCGATGTCTGGGCGCAGCAATTTTTCAGCATCGGATTCCAGTATGGCCTGGTACATGCGCTGGTGGATTTCCCGAAAATTGACCGGGAGGCAGTAAAAACTAAAGCCGACGAAAAAGCCGCGGGATCCCGCCCGTATGCCACGATGTTAAATCCTCGCCAGGTCATCGGCTGGAAATCGAAAGTGGTTAAAGGGAAAGTGATGCTGACCGATCTGCGTATCAGAGAGGTCATCATTATTGATGGCGACGATTACGGGCAAACGAAAGTTGAGCAAATACGCCATATCATGCCGGGCAAGGTTGAAATTTATCGCCGAAATAAAGGTGATAACGGCGAAAGCCAGTGGCAGATTCACGACGAGTGGGAAACCAGTCGCGATGATATTCCCCTGGTGACGCTTTACACGAAACGCACAGGCTTTATGCGCGGTTCACCGCCACTGCTTAATCTCGCCTTACTGAATATCAAGCACTGGCAGAGTCAGAGTGAACAGGACAACATTCTTCATGTCGCTCGCGTGCCGTTGCTGGTGGCTTACGGTCTGGCTGATGGCGAAACGTTGACGATAGGTTCTTCCTCTGCGACTCGTTTCGATGACCGACAGCGGCAGGGACTGGAATATGTCGAGCATACCGGGGCTGCGATTGAAGCCGGTAAGATTTCCCTTGAGGATCTGGAAAACCAGATGCGTCAGGCCGGCGCAAAACTGCTGCGCGCGGAAAACACATCGACTAAATCCTTAGACCAGACTCACGAAGAGCGGATGCAGGAGAATTCACCTCTCTACACCATGGCAAGCTCGCTTGAGGATGCGCTCGATAATATCCTGCAGATTATGGCGGAATGGCTGGGCGAGAAAGAAGGCGGCAATGTCGATGTACGCACCGAACTGGATGTTTCAGCCCAGACGTTTGATGCCGCAGCTGCAACAGCTGTTCAGTCGCTCCGCCAGGGTGGTGATATACGTCAGGTCGATGCTGTTCGCGTTTTGCAGGCCCTAAAATTTATCGATCCGGATGCGAAGCCCGAAGAGGTAATCGACGAGCTGCGAAATCAGCAGGTCACGCTGGCCGGCGGACTGAGTAACCCGGGTGGTGCAAATGGCAACGGCGAATGACAAGCTTCAGGATGAATCGATAGCGCATGCGATATGGATAGCGCGGTACAGCACCAGCGTTGCAAACAGGATGATAAAAATCCTGAATGACAGCGATGCGGAACTGACAGCCAGATTGCTGGTAGCGATGGATAGCCTGGATGCTGACAGCTTTACCGTGTCGCGACTGGAAGCGCTGCTCGTTAGTGCCAGAGCTCTCAATCGCGAGGCTGTGCAGTCAATGTACGCGGGACTATCTGATGAGCTGCAGCAACTCGCTCAGCACGAAGCAGGCTTTCAGCTGAGCCTGTTCCAGTTTGCGATCCCCGATGATGTGCTATCGCTTCACCCGCTGGTGGGCATTTCACCGGATGCCGTTTACGCAACTGCGATGGCACAGCCGTTTCAGGGGCGCCTGCTTTCGGAGTGGGCAGATAACCTTGAAGCTGACAGGATGGCAAGAATTTCCAGTACAGTGCGGCAGGGTTTTCTCCTGGGCGATACGCATGAGCAAATCGCCAGAAAGGTCCGTGGTCATGCTAACCGTGGTTATCAGGATGGCGCGCTGCAGATGAGCCGAACCAATGCCGGCAGTATTGCAAAAACGGCTGTGGGGCATCTTGCTTCTACGGCCAGGAAAAGCTTTGCAGATGCGAACGATGACATTTTGAAGGGTAAGCAGTGGTTATCCACTTTGGATAACCGGACATCAAAAGACTGTCGAATTCGCGACCGCCTCAAGTACACACTGGATAACAAGCCGATCGGCCATAAGGTGCCGTATCTGCAGGGACCCGGGAAAATCCATTTCTGCTGCCGCAGCGTCGAAACCTACATCCTGAAATCGTCTGATGAGCTGGGTATTGCTGTAGGGCAAATATCAGATAGCTCGCGCGCCAGCATGGACGGGCAGGTGCCTTCGGATACCGATTATCAGGGTTGGTTCTCGCGCCAGTCGTTCACGCGACAGTCCCAGATCGTTGGCGTAACCCGGGCCCGGCTGATTCGTGACGGCGGCATGTCGCCCGATGACTTTTACAACGACAAGGGCGAATGGCTGACTCTGGAGCAACTGCGTAACCTGGATGCTCAGGCGTTCAGCAACGCCAGACTTTAAAGCTTTTTAAGTCTTCAATCAGGCTGCCTCCGGGCGGCCTTTTTTATTGCCGTGATCCGGATGGTGAGCGGTGCAACGGTCGGATGACCCCGAAAAGGTAACCACATGAAACTGAAAACAGTCGAAGTTAACGGCAAAAGCTATGCAGAAGTCGATTCCAGCGGTTTACCCGTCTACGTCCACGATGACGGCCAGGAAGTTGGTTTTGATGCTGTGCAGGCCGTTGGGAAAATCTCCTCTCTGAATGGCGAGGCGAAATCTCATCGTGAAGCCAAAGAAGCAGCTGAAGCCGGTCTGGCTAAGTTTGCCAAAATCGGTGATCCGGCGAAGGCGCTCGAAGCGCTGGAGATGATGACTAAAATCGACCAGAAAAAACTGATCGACGCAGGCGCCGTTGATCAGGTTAAAGCGGATATCACCAAATCATTCCAGGCCCAGCTTGATGAAGCTACTCAGCGTGCGACGACCCTTGAAGGCCAGCTTTATCAGGAAATGATCGGCGGCCGGTTCTCTGGCTCGAAATTCATCGCAGATAAAGTAGCAATCCCGGCAGATATGCTTCAGGCGCGGTTCGGTCAGTCCTTCAAAGTTGAGGACGGCAAAGTCGTTGCCTATGATGGCTCTGGCAACAAAATTTATTCCCGCTCGAAGCCGGGCGAACTGGCGGCCTTTGATGAGGCGCTGGAGTTCCTGGTGGAGCAGTACCCACAGAAAGACCACATTCTGAAGGCCAGCGGCAACCAGGGAGGCGGCTCACGGCAGTCTCAGCATTCACTCGGACAGAAAACGATGAAACGCGATGCGTTTACTAGTTTGAGCCCGACAGATCAGCAATCAACTCTCAAAGACGGTATCACCATCGTCGATTAATTTTTTGCCAGCCGCCGGATGGCAGCTGGTGCCGGAGCTGGATAGCTCAACCAACCCTATATTTTAATCTCCAAGGAATCCATACACATGGCTAATACGCTAACCGGGTTGATCCCGACTATCTTCACGGCTCTGGATACCGTATCTCGCGAACAGGTCGGTTTTATCCCGGCTGTATCGCGTAATGCGAAAGCTGATGCGGCGGCGAAGGACCAGACTGTTACTGCGCCGGTTGCGCCACCGGCAACCACTGTTGATATTACCCCGGGGGCTACTGCGCCAAATGACGGCGACCAGACGATCGGCACCGTTGATGTCAAAATCACCAAATCCAAAATGGCCCCGGTCAAATGGAACGGTGAGGAACAACTGGCCCTCGGCCCGGCTGGCACCTACAACACTATTCTGGCCGATCAGTTCAAACAGGCGTTTCGCGCACTGGCGAACGAGATGGATGCCGATTTGGCCGCGTTGTATTACGCAACTTCCCGCGCCGTAGGCACTCCCGGTACCGCTCCGTTCGGTGTTGCGGGGGATTTGTCTGATGCGGCGAATGCACGGCAGGTTCTTTCCGACAACGGCTCCCCGACTACCGATTTGCAGATGGTTCTCGGCTCTTCGGCTATCGCAAACCTCCGCGGTAAACAGTCTGTTCTGTTCAAAGTAAACGAATCCGGTACTGATGCGCTTCTGCGCGAAGGTATCGTGGGGCGACTGGAAGGTTTCAATATCCACGAATCCGCGCATGTCAAGAAACGCGCTGCATCTCCGGCTGCCGGATACCTGGTAAATGGAGCAAAAGCTGAAGGCGATATTCTGATTGCGATTGATACCGGCACAGGTGCTTTTGCAGCAGGTGACATCGTGACGTTTGACGGGGACAGCAATAAATACCTTGTTGCTGCTGCGACGGCCACAGCAATCACCCTGGCTGCTCCTGGCTTACGTCAGGCACTGGCCGACAACACCGCTATTACCGCTGGTGGCGCCTACACCGCAAACATGGCGTTTGATCGCAATGCATTCCTGCTTGCATCCCGAACCCCGGCAATGCCGCAGGGCGGCGATACTGCGGATGATGTGATGAACGTTACTGACCCGGTATCTGGCATCACTTACCAGGTAGCACTGTACCGCCAGTATCGCCAGGTGCGTTACGAAGTCGGTTTGTCCTGGGGCGTAGCGGCAGTTAAGTCGGCGCACTCAGCGTTGTTGCTGGGCTGATAAACAGGGGCTTCGGCCCCTTTTTTTAGTGGAGGGCTAATGGCCGGATTAACAAAAGAGCAGCGCGCCCAACGAGCTGCTGAGCAAACTGCGTCTACGCAGGCGGATAACAAAGAACCCGTATCGACCACATCGCAGCTGGTGGCTATGGTTACCGATTTCCCGGCATTCCCGGGTGCGCCCAATACCGCCAACGTTCACCCTGATGAAGTGGAGAACTGGAAGGCGCACGGCTGGAAAGAAATGGAGTGATACATGATCACTTTCATCACCGTTGAAGTTGTCAATTCGATTCTCGGTGCCACCTGGACAGATGAAAGCAAAAAAGCCAAATCTGTGCTGATGGCTAATACCTGGATGAATGGACTTAACCTGAAAATGCCGTGCGATAAGGCAACCCACGAAATCATCATTCCTGACGATGTGAAACAAGCTGGCGCCTATGCGGCGCTGTCGGCGGCAAATGGCGGGCTGTATCAGCAGAAAACTGATTCGGGGGTATTGCTGAGTAAGGCGGTTGACGCTGACGACGTTTCTGTTTCAAAGACCTTCGCAGAACTCGGTACCAACAGTTCGGCATTACTTGATTCGGACCTGCAGCTGGCGCTGGCCATGCTTAAGCCCTATGGCGTTAGTCAGTCACAGGTGCGGCTGGTGAGGGGGTGATATGGGCATTCGTGACGAGTTGCAGACCGATGTCGCCGCAGCCTTCGATACAGACCTGCAGGATGCCGTTAAGGATTTCACTGGGTCATACACCGTTCGAGGTGCCTGGGACCCGGTGACGGAAACCGGCACTGAAACGCAGGTGACTTACTCGGGGCGTGGAGTGCTGGCGCGTTATAAACTGCGCCGTATCGATGGCGTTAACATTCTGCATGGTGACGTGAAGCTAACCGCCCTGGTCAATGAGGTGACTGACAAGCCGGCAGTCGGGCATATCATCACCGCACCGGATTCTATTACGGGTGAGCTTCAGCGTTACGAGATCATCACCGCTTCTGCCGACTCTGCTGGCGCTGCGTACTCCATTCAACTGCGGAGGGTGTGATATGGCTAAGGGCTGGAACATTGACCCGGCGGCATTCGCCGGGCTGGTGGCCGAAGATGTCAAACAACGCCAGCGGACAATCGCCATTCAACTGCTGAATGAGATTGTTCAACGGTCGCCGGTAGGAAACCCGGAGCTGTGGGCCATCAACGCGACCGCGGTTCAATACAACAAAGCTGTTGGGGAATGGAACGAATCTCTTTATGCCGATCCTGCTAACCTGACCAAAACCGGAAAGCTCAGGAAGAAAGTCCGTGTTAATGACAGCATGGATATCAGGCGGCCGGCTGAGTATCGCGCAGGAACCTTCAGGGCATCGCATTTTGTCAGCATCGGCGAACCCGATCACTCCGTCCCGACCGAACCGGATCCGCGCGGGACAATGACGTTTCTTAATGGCAAAAATATCATTGACCAGGCGCCAGCCTACTCGGTGATTTACATCCAGTCGAACCTGCCTTACTCCGTGCCTCTGGAGAATGGTCACTCAACGCAGGCGCCAACAGGCGTCTATGCCGTCTCGTTTAATGGTGTGATTCAGGCCTACAAATGACCCTTACAGAAATCAGAAACGCTGTCATTTCCCGAATGGCGGCACAGACCGCTATTGCCTCTGATGCAGTGGATTATCCCAATGGTCCGGTATTTGACCCCAGCAACCGCGATATCTGGGCCCGCCTCACCAACATTGCAGGACAGGCTGGCGCAACCGAGATCGGGGATGGGCCGGTCGTCCACAGGACGGGCTTGCTCATCATTCAGCTTTTTGTTCCGGTCGGCTCCGGGACGTTGCTTATCTCCCGAACGGCCGATCAGCTAACGGAGCTATTCGAGTTCAGGGACGATGGAAAGCTGAGTTATTTCGCTGTTTCTGCTGTGCCGGCAGGTGAGACCGATGGCTGGTTACAGCTCAATCTTCAAATTCCTTATCGCGCTCTGTAGCGCACAAAAAAACGGGAGGCTCCTGTGAGCTCAGGTGCAAAAGTAGTAGCCGCGTTTATTCGCGAGACAACAGCAGGAATTACGCCAACAGCAGGGGCGTGGAACCTGCTGCGGCGTTCTTCATTTGGTCTGAAACCAACGCAGAACACCAACGACAATGACGAAATCGCTGGTGACCGCATGGCGCAGGGTGTTTCACGCGGCACAGTGGATGTCGGCGGCGATGTCGGCACGCGGTTTCGCTGGAACCAGCATGATGATTTTCTTGCAAGCTGTTTCGGTTCCGAATGGCGAAATAACGTGCTGACGATGGGTAACGATCGCATTACGTTCTCCGTGGCGACTTTTGCCAGTGATGTGGGGATCGCCCAGATTGCCCGCGGTTGCCAGGTTGGCACCTTCCAGATGGAAATCCCGGCCGATGGTGATATCACTGCAACCATTACGTTTGCAGGGCTGGACTGGGAGACGAAGGGGGACGATACCAGCTATTTCACCACGCCGGTGGATTTGGCGGGGGCGCTGCGTTACTCCTTCAAGGAGGTCACCAACATCCGGCTGAATGGTGTTGATGGGGGGACAGGCTTCTGCGTCGACACCTTTAACATTCAGTTCAACAACAATATGCAAACTCAGCGCTGCATCGGTACCGGTTCGGCGTTCGCCGGCGCAAACATTCCGACAACCTTTACCCCTTCAGGTCAAATCACGCTGTCATGGTCAAAGGCTGCCTGGGAGGTTTACAAAAGAACGTTCACCGGCGAAACGGTGCCGTTTAGCTTCACGCTGGAGAATGCTGAAGGCGCATATACCTTCGATTTCCCGGAAGTGCAGATCTCCGGCGACTGGCCGGATGCGGGGAGCACTGACATTGTTCAGGTTCAGCTGGATATCACCGCGGCCAATACTCCGCCAACTATTACCCGCGTTCCTGCCACTAATGGCGGTGGTGATTAACATTGGCCCTCTTTGGAGGGTTTTTTTATGGAGTTTTTTATGCTGATTGTTACCCCGAAAATTGATTTAAATGGCGAGCGCTGGTTTTATCCCTACAAAAAGCCAGAAGGCAGCAAAAAGGAATTCTCGCCGGAAGAAGAATCGCTGTTCAAACTCCGTCTGCTGGTGGCCAGTAGCGAGAATCCACAATACCGCTCACGCAATGCGCTGGTGCGGCGCCATATCGACAAAATGGACGCGAGCTACCAGGTCGGTACGGATGCTTTCGATCTCGCCAGTGTGGGCGAGATTGACTCGGTTGATGATCTTCTCATCGACAATTGCGCGCGCTTTCTTCTGAAAGATTGGGAAGGCGTGGGGGAGTTGGTGGATGGTACGGAGACGGCGGTAGCGTATACACCGGAGCGTGGTGTTGCGTTACTGAAGCAAAACCCCTCTCTGTACTGGCTTATTCTGGCTGAGGCGGCGGCCATTGCTCAGGGTAAGGAGCAGCAGACTCAGGAAACCGTAAAAAAGCCATAGAGGCCCAAAAGTGGCTAAAGGAATTCGCCGGCGAACAGGGTGAGAAAGCAAAGTGGCGCAGGGAGAAGCTAAATCTCCCGCCCATTCCAGAGCCTGAAATCGATGCAGTCACTGGGGAGATCCTCAACGCTTACGCCATGATATCGCGCGGCAGGAAATATGCCGGAATGGCCGGAGTGCCACTCCCTCTATCCCTGAACGATATTGAGCTTTACCTGGCATCGCGCACCATCCTGATCGACCGCATTGAGTTTGACGCAGCGATACTGGCTCTCGATGATGCCTGGAGGGCTGAGTGGGCCGAAGAGCAAAAAAGGCGGACGATAGTGAAATAGCCTTATCATTGTTTAGCTGCCTCTATATGTTAGGATGTTTCTGATTGTAATCACAGGAAACATAAAATGAAGAAATTATTGATAGTGGCACTGGGGGCAGTGCTTTTAACAGGGTGTACAACGCCGGCTCGTAACTATGTGCCTCAAACAAAGCAAATCAGTATTCCGCCGCTAAATACAGTAACAACAACCTACGTTGGCGAGGATATGGTTAGGCAGGGAATTGATGCTAGCATTGATGCCATTCATTTCAATCAGGCTGTGGTTATAGGCTCAATCGGTGTCTATACGATCCCGGCAGGAGACTACGTAAAAATTGGAGAGGATTCAAAATCAGAGTTTTACTCTAATGTAGAAAGAACATCAGGTGCAGTTGTTCCTAACCGCTTCATGGTTAATGATCCCACACAAAGCATACAGCTCATGAAGAACGGCGAAATTTGTATTGTCACGATTTATGGTGGAACCAAGTGTGATACAGGCAAGCCATTCACGAAAGTAAAATTCCAGACCGAGCAACAATCTTCCTTCCAGCAAACTCTTATCTACAATGGGAAGGTCGGCAACAAAATTAATATTGGTTATAGAGAATTTCAAGGAGGCATGGCTCGGGCCGCTTTTTCTAATGAGGTAGAGTACGACCTTTCTGAGTCCAAAACGATACGTTATAAAGGGGCTGTGCTGGATATCATGGATGCAAATAATCAGTCAATAACCTTTAAATTGACTAGGAATTTTAATACAAATTAATAACTCCGGCCCATAATTTGGGCTGTTTTTTCATGAGGTGGGAGTGTGAGGGTTCTTGGTTATCTAGCCATCTTAATAGGTGTGATCTTCGCTGTTTTTGCGCTATTTATGGATGTAACAGTATCAACAGAAGATGGCTACAGAGTTAACAACCTTGGTTTAATGTCTTCACGACAAAATTACATGATATTTGGCGGATTCGTAGCGATTGCAGGAATCATCATCGTTTTGGTCGGTGATAAGTTCAAACCATCCGCAAACTCAGTCAAATGTCCATACTGCGCAGAATTAATAAGCGCTGAAGCGGTGAAGTGCAAACATTGCGGGAGCGACGTCACCCCTTCGAAGACAATAGTAAGCGCTGACGATACTGAGGCCAGTGATAGGTTGGCTGACGTCAATGTAAAGTTGATCGCAGGGGTTGTGCTGGCGGTCTTTGCGGCGATTATCGGCGCAATAATTTTTCACCGTCAATGAATTAAAAGCGTAACAGTTTCAAAAGCTCTAACCTCGCTTCGGCGGGGTTTTTTATTGCCCGGAGAAAGGTAAATGACTGAACAAACATCCCGCCTTGCGATCGTACTTGATAGCTCCGGGGCAGAGAAGCAGGCTGACAGCCTTACTGTTGCGCTTGATAAGATGACTCAGTCTGGTGATAAGGCTGTAACCAGCATATTCAAAGTGACAAAAGCGACTGACGATGAAAAAGATGCTCTCAATAAATTACGAGCAGCCATTGATCCGGTTGGTGCTGCAATTGATACAGTCGGTCGCCGCTATAGTGAGCTAAAAAAATACTTCGATAAGGGTCTAATTGACGAGGAAGAGTTTCGTTCGCTGTCTAAGATGCTGAATGACACCACTGAGGAACTAAGTGGTGTTGCACAAGCTCAACGAGAAGCAGAGAAGGCCAGCAAACTGGCTGCTGTGCAGCAGGAGGCGCAGGCTGATGCATTCCAGAGAATGCTCGATAAAATCGACCCTCTGGCAGCTGCTCTTCGCAATCTTGAACAACAACAAAGTGAACTGAATACTGCCTTTAAATCGGGCGCAATTAATACTTCCCAATATGATGCCTACAGCAAAAAACTGCAGGAGACTCGTCGGGAAGTAACCGGCGAAGCACAAGCCGAGCGCGAGGCTGTAAAAGCACATGATGAGCAGGTAACTGCGCTGCGTCGTCTTGAGGCCCAAATAGATCCCGTAGGTGAAGCATTCCGTCGCCTTAACGAGCAGCAGCGCCAGCTGGATACAGCTAAAACATCCGGGATGCTGTCGCCCCTGGCTTACGATCGCCTCAACAGTAAACTTGCAGAATCCCGCGATGCTCTGGAGAAAACCCAGGCGCAATTGGGTAAAACAAGCCAATCTGCAGCTCAGACTGCCAACGCTATGCGCATGATCCCTGCTCAGATGACCGATATCGTTGTCGGTCTTTCTACCGGGCAGTCACCGTTTATGGTTCTTATGCAGCAGGGCGGTCAGCTCAAAGATATGTTTGGCGGCATTGGGCCAGCGATTAAGGGCGTTGGCACATATGTCATGGGTCTGGTTAATCCCTATAGCGTAGCAGCTGCTTCAGTTGGGTTGCTAACTTATGCCGTCTATCAGAACCGACAGGAAATTGATGCTGCCACAAAAATAGCCACAACGTCCCTTGGCGCTAATGGAGATGCTGCTGAGCGACTTGCACTCAATATGGTTGCTATATCTGATAAGACGGGTCAGACGATCGATGAAGTCGGTAGTATGTTTATAACGACTAATGACGGTGCGAGCGAAGCAATAAATAAGCTTATCGACGTTGGTTTTAGTTATGACGAGGCAAGGACAAAGGTAGCCCAATACAAGGATTCTGCTAATTTCACCGCCTTGAATGCTGATATTGATCAGCATCGACGGGAGATCCTGAAAATAGGTGATTCGTGGACAGCTGCAGCTATTGAGGTCAAAAATTATTACACAGCAGCGGATAAGGGTAGGCAAAACGTAGCGCTTGGTGGCGCAATTGACCCTACGATGAGGTTTATCGGCCAGGCATTAGATCTGCAAACCACGATGAACACACTTACCATTGAAGGTAATAAGGCGGTAAAAAATTCCGTAGACTGGATTAATAAGGAGTATCTGGCGGCAGACAGGGTTGCCGGTGCAGAAGCTCGGTTAAAGGAGGCAAGAGCACAGTCCAGAAAAATTGCTTTCTCAGGAAATAAAGAAGCAATCGATCAGGCCAATGCGCTAATTGCTGTAAGGGAAAAGGAACTTGAGCAGGCCAAAAAAGCTGGGCAGCCCAAGACCCACAAAGAAAAAGCCTATACAGAGGACGCAGCAACCCGGCTTCTTGATCAGATAAACCAGCAGACTGCTGCCATGCAGTCCCAGTTGGATGCCAGCGACAAGCTTAACAGCGCGACACAGGCGCGAATCAAGTTCGAGCAACAGATTGCTGACCTCAAGTCTAAAACGCAGCTCACCGCTGACCAGAAGTCGATCCTTTCCCGTTCAGATGAAATCCTCCAGGCATATAAGCAGCAGGAGGCACTGCAAAATTCCGTAAAAACCCTGGACGATTACCGGAAAATGCAGGAACAGGTAAAGACGAAGGATGAGCGGACCAACGATCTGCTTAAAACTCGTCTTGAACTGCTGGAGAAAGCGAAAGCAACCGGGCAACTAAAACCCGGTGAATATGAAAAAACACGGGCAGATATTTATCAAAACACCGATATGCAACTGCCCTCGACGGTTCGTAATGTTGTAGGAAACCTGACACCCACAGGAGGGCGACTCTCTGGAACTTTTGAGGGGATGCAGGGGCAAATCAACGAATATGATCAGGCTCAGCAAGAGCTCCAGCGCTGGCTGGCAGCTCAGGAGGAAGCTTATGCGAAGGCCGGTGAAATAACTGCCGAGGGTGAGGCCAGAATGACCTCTATTCGTCAGCGTGCAGCCGATGCAAATCAGGTCATAGAGGCTCAGAAAAACACCATCATATCTGCGGCCACGCAGTCCTTGTTTGATAGCACCGCTGAAATCATGCGAACGGGGTTTGGTGAGCAATCGGCAATCTACAAGGTCGCTTTTGCTGCGAGCAAGGCATTCGCTATCGCGGACTCAATGGTGAAAATCCAGCAGGCTATAGCAAGCGGTGCAGTTAGCGCGCCTTATCCGGCCAACATCATCGCTATGGCCTCAATCGCTGCGCAGACTGCCAGTATCGTCTCAAATATCCAGGCTGTTTCAGGTGTTGGCTTCGCCTCCGGCGGTTACACAGGTCCCGGTGGTAAGTATCAGCCAGCGGGTATTGTTCACAAAGGAGAGTACGTCTTCGACCAGGCATCAACGAACCGGATCGGCGTGTCTCAGCTTGAGGCACTTCGAAATGGCCAACCGCTTGATGCAACTCTGGGGCGTACAGGGTTTGGTACTGGTGTTCAGAACGTTAACAGCGATAACCGTAGGCAAACAACTGTACACGCGCCGATTAATCAGGAGTTTCATCTCCAGGGTATTACTCCGGAGCAGTTGAGCGCTACACTCAATCAGAATAATCGACAGCTTTCCAGGCAGTTAAAAGGTGAACTCACAAAGGAGGTTACCATGCCACAAGGAGCTTTTGGCAACGCTCTAAAAGGAAACTATACACGACACGGTCCTAGGTAAGCTAAACTGCATTAGCTGAGACTTGATTAGGTAGGTAAGTCTAACAATCTGAGTAGGTGCAAGAAAACACAAGGATCTTATTAATGGAAGCGTTGTTAACATTTACATTTAAAGACTTTATAGCTTTTATGATTCCTCTTTTTATTGGCGGACTTATCTTCAATAGGAGACGTAAACGTAAGGAGGTCCGAGTGAAGTTTTCATTTCTTTGGCTTGTTTTGATAGTCGGTGGAATTCTTGAAATATGCGATGATATCTACACAACTTATTCCTATAGGCATAATCACTTATATAATAATGATACGCTTACAACCGTGTTTAACTATGATTTTGCAAAAATTGTTTTTTGTGGGGTTTTGATTTTTGTTTCTATTGCGCTTCTTCTTCAGGAGTTGCTTTTAAATAAGCAGTCACATTGACGAATATTGCCTGTCGGCACATTGCCCTTTTTTATTTTGATATGGGGCTGTGCCGAAACAATGTAAGCTCAAATTAAAGTCAATAAAATTAGTGTATTGATAATGCTGTGTTTTTGATTTCTTTTAGCTCTTGAGATGAGTTGATAAATATATCGCCTTGTGTGTTTGTGTCGGTTTAAAAAGATTTTTATCTTCGTTAATCTGAACCAAAAAATCAGAGTTTTCTTCGATTCCATCGTGCTTTATTCTGAAATGAATACCCTCCTGAGGTTAATGGTGAAATTTTATTCGAGATACTTTACCGGGAGACTGCATGACTGATATCTACTACCCACATGACAGCCTCCCTATGCCATTACAGGAAGGATACGGATTTCAGCCTGTAAGCCCGTTAAAACGAACCCAGTTAACCACCGGTCGCGCGAGACAAAGGCGAGCTTTTACGTCCACGCCGACGCAGGCCAGCATCACCTGGTTTATGGAAACCGATGCGCAGGGCCTGGCGTTTGAGTCCTGGTTCCATGATGCGTTATCTGACGGGGCAGCGTGGTTCATGATGAAGCTGCAGACGCCGGCGGGCATTAAGTTTTACAAATGCCGCTTCACAGATATTTATCAGGGACCGGTGCTGGTGGCCCCGATTTACTGGAAGTACACGGCAACGCTTGAATTATGGGAGCGCCCCCTTGCTCCTGCCCCATGGGGTAATTACCCGGAATGGATCGTCGGCAGCTCACTGCTGGATATTGCGCTGAATAAGGAGTGGCCGAAGGCTTGATTAAAACCGTTTCACCTTCATAATCACTTGTGTCGATTTGTGGGAAAGTCCTTCATGCCGCTCCGTAGCCGGAGCGTGAAATAAAGCGCGGAATAGCGATCCTGCCGGTGAGGGTACACCCACATTCGACACCAATTTTTAAGGTCACCTTCGGGTGGCCTTTTTTATTGGGTAAAAATCATGACAAGACTCAACCGCCTCTACGCCAGCAGCGGGCCGGAGGTGATCATTGAGACGCTGCAGATCACCATTGGTTCTGACGTCCATTATCTGTGCCAGGGCTACGAGGATATTACGGCAACGACGGAGAACGGCGATACCGTAACGTTTACCGCCTGTGCGATAGACATTGCTCTGCCGGCGCGCAATGCGGACGGCACGCAGGACCTCAAATTTGCCTTGTGCAATATCGATGGTGTTGTGTCCACGGCTATCCGCTATGCGCTGGCTAACCGTCTGTCTGCATTGCTGACGTACCGGCGTTATATCTCCACGGATTTAGCGGCCCCTGCGGAAGTGCCGTATACGCTGAAAATCAAGTCTGGTTACTGGACGGCGACAGAGGCGCAGATTACCGCGGGTTATATGAATATCCTCGATACCGCCTGGCCGCGTTTCCGCTACACGCTCCCTGTATTCCCCGGACTGCGTTATTAGTCTTAACCGGAGGTGGTATGACTGAAGAAAGGATAAAAAGACTTGAATCTGAACTATTACAAGTTCGCTATGAAATTGCCGTAATAAAAAAACTACTAATTCCAGATAAAACTCCGGCATGGGCTTTACTTGCGAAAGATATTGCCTATTCTGAGGGGCTAAGACCCTCACCCTACGGTGAGGGATACGATATGTGTCGTCTGCTCGAATTACTTTGTAAAATTGGGGTTTTATCGGAGGAGGGTCACTAACTGATCCGCTATTTCCTCATATGTCTGTATTGCGGTATTCATTGCTACCTTATCAGCAAAAGATGGACTAAATTTGATGACTTCTGATTTGGATATTTCGTGCCAGATTGGCAATACCCTTTTTGTCCCTTCAATTTCAGATGCGATTAATCCGTTTAGTTCATATTCTGTCCATTGTTTTTTAATGAAATTTTTAGATATAACAACTATTCCGAAACGTGAATTCGCAAGTCCTTTGTCGATTTTCTTTCTGAGACTGTCGCCCCATGCGAGAGAGAATTCGTCGTACCAGACCTTCACGCCCTGAGATTTCAGGTACTCCGCAAATGGCCTTACGAACAAGTCTTTATCTTCACTGGCGTGAGAAATAAAAACATCATATTGCGGAGATTCATCTTCATCATTAATGGCATCGTGGATACCAGTTTTACTGGAGAGCATACGACTATGAAGGGTCCGTATTTGTGAGTCCATTTCTTCTTTAATTTTTTTTTGTAAATCCTGTTGTTCTTTTTCACGTTTTTTTTGCGCAATTTCCAGCTTTTTGCGCTCGGACTCTTCATCTTTAGTCAATTGTGTCTCATAACGATGAAGTTCAGCAGTTTTATCAGCAATTTTTTTTGATAACTCGGCGTTTTTTGCATTGCATTTGGATATGTCGCTTGTATTTCGGGCTATTTGAGACATTTTGGAGGAAACAGTCGATGGGGAAGTTGAACTGGTGATACTTCTCTGTAACTGGTTAATACTGCTTAGTAGTTGTGCTTCCTTTTTGCTTTCATCCGCTATTTTTTTTCGCAGAACAGCCAGTTCTCTTTGAATCCTGCTTATCGCTGTCCTGTTTGAGCTGATTGACATTTATTGTTCCTTTTAGAGGTATCGCTGTGCTCTGAAAAGAGTACACCAATCAGTAACATCGGAAAACCTGGAAGCATCAACAGGGTATTGATTTCGCATCAACGAGGTAATTACATGTTTCAACCTGAAAAGTACCTTTCGGTCATCTGGCTGAAGGGCGGTCGCTCTTTTCCAAAACTTGACTGCTTCGGCATTGTGAACGAGATACGCCGCGATTTGTGCTTGCCTCTCTGGCCTGATTTTGCCGGGGTCACCAAAGACGACGGCGGCCTCGACCGGGAAGCGCGCCGGATGATGCTTACCCTTGAGCGCTGCGAACCCTGCGAAGGGGCCGGGGTGGCCTGTTATTCCGGGTCGACCGTCACCCATGTGGGGATTGTCGTCAGTATCGGTGGCCTGCTGCATGTGGCGGAATGCAACCCGGGAACGAACGTCACCTTTCTGCCGTTGCAGCGGTTTAAGCGGCGATTTGTCAAAGTGGAGTTCTGGCGATGACCATTCGTTTCTACCCGTCCCGGCTTCCCGGTGAACCACTCGAAACGCATGAGCATGGTGTAACCAGTATCCGCACCTGGCTGGTGGAAAATGTTGAAGGCTATGAGGATCGGGATGTCCCACCGCTGACCGTTGAGGTTGAGGGTCAGTCAATTCCGCCAGGCGAGTGGGCTACCTGTGTGATCCGCCCTGATAGTGATGTACGGCTTTATCCGGTCCCCTTCGGGCTGGAGGCAGCCACAATCGCGTGGATCGGCGTCGGTATCTCCGTTGCTGCTGCAGCCTATTCGCTGTTTATGATGAGCAACATCGATACGGGCGGCTATACCTCATCCACAGGGCGGAGTCTCGACCTGAACCCGGCAAAGGCGAATACCGCAAAACTCGGTGATGCCATTCGTGAGGTATTTGGCCGGGTGCGTATCTACCCTGATTATGTGGTGCAGCCCGTTACCCGGTTCGATGCCGCCGATCCTACGAAAATGCGCGTCCAGATGCTGCTGTGTCTCGGTGTCGGTGAACTGATTTATACCACTGGCGATATCCGGGTAGGCAGCACTCCTGCATCGACGCTGCCGGGTTTCAGCAGCACCCATTACCCGCCAGGCGCGGACGTTTCCGGTGATGAGCGCAGTGAAAACTGGGTCAACAGTACGGAGGTCGGAGGGACATCATCCGGCACCGGGCTGGACATGGCCCAGACGTCGCCGGACGCAGACGACATTATCGCAGACAGCATGACCGTATCAGGTTCGAGCGTAACGTTTACCGGGCTGGACACGGATGACGGCGATGACGACGACGAGAACGAAAACGCGCTACCGCCCAGCTGGGTCGCTGGCGCAGTGGTCGAACTGAAAGCCCCGGCGAACTACCAGATCACTACGGCGGCTGGATACAGCGTTATCGCAAGCCCGCTGCTGACGGAGATCGCGCCGGTAGTAGGTATGCCGGTAACGCTGGGGTTTAACTCAGTCGATTACGATCTGTTTATCGCGTCATATACCCCCGGCCAGGCTGCAGTGCCCGGCACCGGGGGGAGTGCAGCAAAACTCCAGGCCAGTGCGGCCCCGACCACCTACGATTTTTCGACCAGCTCCAGCACGTTCACGATCACCTGGCAGGGGGTTACCTACCCGGTGTCGCTGGTGGCTAACTACGTCTCGATGTCGGGACTGCTGGCGGCCATCACCGAGGGACTCACTGGCTCCGGCCTGGTTGCACAGGACAACGGCGGCACCGTACTGATAACCGAGTCGGCCAGTCCGTTCGCGGGTGGGGCGATCACGTCCTCTTCGCTGCCTGCAGTTGTTTTCGGTGATGCCCCGGTTTACACCTCCGGCACGGCATCAACCGGCGGCAGCCCGGCGGTAACAGCGAATGTGACACTCGCCTATAACTCTGCCACGGGAACGGCCTTTTCCGGCATGCCGGAGGGGGTGCAACGGCTTTCACTTGCTCACCGCGGGAATGAGTACCGGATTGTGTCAGCTGACGGCACGACGGCGACGGTGGCGCGCCTGGTTTCCGGCGCCGTTGATGAGTCATGGCCGGGTTTCACCGCCAGGACGATGATTGACTATGAGGCCACTGGCCTTAATGACACGTTGAGCTGGCTGGGGCCGTTCCTGGTTTGCCCTGAAAATGAGACCGTCGATATGTTCGAGGTGAATTTCTCCTTCCCGAACGGCATCTGCGGCTTTGACAGCAAGGGGAAAAAGCGGCTTCGGCATGTTGAGTGGGAGATTCAGTATCGCGTCTACGGTTCCGGATCGGGGTGGGTGAGTCACCAGGGAGAGTATGCGCTTAAAAACATCAACGGCTTAGGCTTCACTGAGCGGATCACCCTCAGTTCTCCGGGACTGGTAGAGGTTCGCTGCCGTCGGCGCAATGAGCAGGGCTCAAACAACGCCAGGGATTCGATGTACTGGCAGGCACTGCGCGGGCGACTGCTGACGCGCCCTTCATCCTATCCCGGCGTGTCGCTGATGGCGGTGACCGTCGAGACGGGCGGGAAGCTGGCGGCGCAGTCGGACCGCCGCGTAAACGTTGTGGCCACGCGGTCCTATGACTCAGGAACCGCCAGAACCATTTCGGGGGCGCTGCTGCATGTCGGGAACTCGCTGGGGCTGGAGATGGACGTCGACACCATCAACGCGCTGGAATCCGCGTACTGGACGCCACGGGGCGAAAATTTCGATTTCGCCACGGGCGACAGTATCTCAGCGCTGGAAATGCTGCAGAAGATAGCCAATGCCGGGAAGTCACGTTTTCTGCTGAGTGATGGCCTGGCGACGGTCAACCGTGAGGGGATTAAGCCCTGGACTGGCGTGATCACTCCGCATGAGATGGTGGAGGAGCTGCAGAGCGGATTTACCGTACCGTCCGACGATGATTTTGATGGCGTCGACGTGACGTACATCAACGGGACTACCTGGGCAGAGGAGACCGTTAAATGCCGGACACCGGACAATCCCACGCCGGTGAAAATCGAGAACTACAAACTCGATGGGGTACTGAATCAGGATCACGCCTACCAGATCGGGATGCGTCGCCTGATGAAATACCTGCAGCAGCGGGTGACGTTCCAGACCACTACCGAGCTGGACGCGCTGTGCTACAACACGGGCGATCGCATTGTGCTCACGGATGATATTCCGGGTAACAACACGATTTCCTGTCTGGTGGAGGCGATGACAACGGCTGGTGGCGTGACAACGTTCACCGTCACGGAGCCGCTGGACTGGTCTTTCGAAAACCCCCGCGCGCTGATCCGCTATCAGGATGGCTCTGCATCCGGGCTGATGGTGGCGAGCAGGGTGGGCGATTTTCAGCTGTCAGTCCCGCACCTGAGCGAGTTTGATGACCCGATGAAGGTTGACCTGTCGTCGGCAACCATCGAGCCGATCCGCCTGGTGTTCTGCGGCTCAACGCGCCACGTCTACGACGCCATTGTAGAGGAGATCGCCCCGCAGTCTGACGGAACCTGCCAGGTCACCGCAAAAGAATACCTCGAATCGTTCTACCAGTACGACGACGCCACATACCCCGGCGACGCTGCTTAATACCAAAAAAATCCCTTTCAACTTTTCTTTCGCTCAAACCCTCGTTTGGGCGAAGCCTCTTTTTGGAGCAAAAAACATGGCCTTTAACCCGGAGCTGGGGAGCACGTCTCCCGCTGTGCTGCTCGATAACGCCGAGCGCCTAGATAAGCTGGTCAATGGGCCCGCCGCAGCTGTCCCTGATCGCGGAGGTGATTCACTTAAGTCGTGGAGGCTTCAGCAACAAGAAATTGCTAATACCCTGGTTAATTTCCAGGAGAACGGCGGCGCTATGGGTTTCAGTTCTTTGCAGGAACTGCAGGCCTTTACACCTGATAAAGCCAATGTTCTGGCTGTCGATACCAGTACAGGAGAACAATATTTGTGGAATGGTACCGAGTGGGTACCTTCTGAATACCAGGTCAATTCGCAGATTAAATCGCTTAACGAAATCGTTGAGAAAAGCCACAGCACGAAGTTCTTTCATCGGTGGAAGGACAGGATCGGAACGATTATCGCCGGGTGGAAAAACGATGATGTGGGCGGTGTTTATTTTCTGTCACGGCTGCTGAAGTTCGGCCCGAATGGTTTTTTTGGCGCGGGTATGCAACTGTCAGAAAATGAGATATCGAATAAAACCATCGCATTCAAAAAGGGGCTGGACGGTAAAACCAGAATCTTCGATAAACGCGGCGTGATGCTGGCCTCGATTGAGAACGGCAAACTGCAGATGGCAAAAATGAATATTGAAACCATGCTGCAGTTAGCTGTTAAGTCCGGGAATACTTCTCTAACCATTAAAAAAGATGGCAAGGGGATCAGCGTTTCTGACAAGCGGGGAGTGGTATGTTTCAGGATTGATGAAAGGGGTTACGTTCACGGTAATTTTGTGAATAAAGGCGGGAGCGCCACTCCGGTTTTGACTGAGGAACAGATTATTCAGCAGCTTGAAAGTTCAGCCTTTGCAAAGCAGTCAAACCGCTTCAATAAAATTTTCAGTTGCTCTCCAAAGTCCCGTAAAAAAGTAAAAGTCATTCTTGTTTACGGGCAGTCTTTCGCCGCTGGCGCGCAAAGCAATGCAGCGCTCACGACTACACCGCTTTATGGAAATGTGATGTTGGGTCAGTCGCCTCGAGGATCATTCTTCTCTAACCCTCCGGCAGGGAGTGAGGTATACGGGCCGGTTGGCGGGGAGAATAAATTTTATCCTTTGCATGAAGTTTGTCAGGACGTGGGCGGAACCATTATCCCGCAAAGTGGATATGGTGAAACGATTTGTTCAACGGTAGGCAATGAGTTCAAGCGCCTGCACAACGAAGCAATGGGTGTCGCCAATGACGATGACATGGTTGTTTGTGTAGGTAGTTGCGGTGTATCCGGGCGGTCGATTGCGCAGCTACAGAAAGGAGCATCCCCGGAGCTTTACAACAGAGTTGACACCTTTCTTGCAGGCGTCGCGGAGGCCTGTGCAGCTGATGGGGTGGAGTTTGAGGTTATCGGGATCATTTACCTGCAGGGAGAAAATGATAATTCCGCCAGCACCACTTACTATGCCACCCAGTCACAGACTATGCGGCAGAACCTTATTAATTCCTGTAAGGCGGCATCCGGGCAGACCTTCGATCCAATTTATTTGATTAACCAGATTGGTAACACCTATATCAACACAATGGGCGTACCACAGGCGCAGAACAGACTGCCGGAGCAGGCCGACAAAACCATTCTGGTTGGTTCGTATCAGGGACTGCCTAATCCTGGCGCACATCTCTGCTCGAACTCATACCGCAAGCTGGGTTGCCTCTTCGCGCGGGAACTATGGCGCTATTACTCTGGTAATGGTGATTTCACTTTTCGGATACTGAAAGCTGTTCACCTTGATGACAAAGTTTATTTGTCTCTAACGCCACGGGTAGCGCCACTGAAGTTTTCTGCTGTATACGATAAATGGACAGAGACACTCCACGCAGATAAAGGGATAACACTCTCAGATGGTGCCGGGACATTTTCCCCGGAAGATTTTAGCGTTGAAATAGTTTCTGACCGTGTGATCCGCATTAATGCCAGTCGTGCCTTAACCGGAGCAGTAACTGTATCGCTGGGGGATAAAAGCCATAACGGTACGCATAATATTAGCGACTCGTCAAATGAAGTTGGCGGACTTAACTGGGTATACGGAATAAACGGTCAGTATACTCAGGAAAATATACCTTCTCTCGTTAATAAACCTTACGCGCTCAATAATTTTTCCGCCATTCAACAAATTCAGTCAGAGGAAATTAAATATGTCTCTTGATTTAGTTATGGGTGATTCTGTGTTTGCATCCGGGATAGGTATTGATGTTCCTGTATCAGAAAACCTGCTTTCTTTTGGTCTTGGGGGCGATCTTTTCGGTGTGAATCTTGTAGAAGATGGCGTGCAACCGACAATTGTTGGTGCACCTGCCAGACTGGACGCATACTCAACGTTGCTTGGTCCGGGAGGGTATCTTGATCTGAATATTAAGGAGTCGGAAAACTTCACTTACTTTTCAGTGTTCAAACTGTGGAATTCTGGCGGGGGCGGAAATACGCAGCTTATAGGCACATTCCAGAGTTATGCAGCAGATGGCACTACCGCAGTTGTTGGATCGGGGATTGTTCTTGAGGCTCAGGGATACCGTGATGTTATCTGTTCAACGTACGATGGCGGCACTGGTTCATCGTCTGCAAACAACGTGATAATAACGGATGTTTCTGATCTGCCGACAACAGAAGCTGCAGCCTCCTGGCGCTGCCTTATTGGCTGCTATGACGGAACTGGCATTAACGGCACTCCGCGACTCAAACGAATTATGGATAAAACGTCCGGAAAATCCGGTTCCTCGTTGACGCCGACGGGTGTGGTTCGTGATATGCGTGGGACATCTACTATCAGGGTAGGGAATACTGGCCCTCGGATTACTCAAACGAAATCGCTGGCATTTATGGGATATGCTTGCTACGACCGCCAGTTAACTAACACAGAAATGGACCTGATGTATAACCGGTTTAAAGATATTGGTGACGTTCAGGGAATGTCACTGTAATAAAAGCCCCCGGATCAAACCGGGGGAAACCGATGAATGGCATTAAATCCGCATGTGTGTATGAATATCTTTTGCGCCCTTTGGCTTCAGGCTTCGGGGCGATTTGAGTTACGTTCCAGACGCCTTACCTTTTGCAATCTGGTGTACAAAATAAGATGACAGCATCTCAATCATCACTTTGTTATGACTTGAGATAGTCGTTGGTATGCCAGACGCCAGGCGTGGGGAGAAACCATAGAAACGTCCCGACGAATACGGATTGGTAAGATAATCTTTTTCATAGGCCTGAACACAAGCCAGCAGAGCATTCCCGGTTGATACCCGTCGAACCAGCATCATCGTCAATGCAACGCTAACCGGAGTCGAAATGATCCCCCTTCGGCTTTCAGAAATAATGAAATCAATCCCCCGTAGCCTGCCATCACCGCACAACCCCTGAAGTCCATAGTTGACGTTGTTAAACAAGGGCGTTCCGCCGAGTAACTCCGACATCATGAGGTAGTCAGGCGCCAGGTCCATATCGTAGTTGTACCACCGGCTCCTTGCCAGGGAGGTGCTGACTGGCATCGAATCCAGCATGCTTGGCAGATATCGACCAATGGTGCTGCTATTGGTCAGATTCGTCATCACCGTGTTATAGCATGACTGGTAAGCTCCGCCAGTATCCATCCCGGCGTGGATTGCCAGCGCGACAAGCAGCATGCCGTAGATATTAATATTCACGGCGGCACTGACTGAAGATGACGTATAGGTGTTCGGCACACCTCCTTTTGCTGCGACTGCTGTAACCATTGCGTCAGCCCAGGACTTAATATAAGGCTGCATTGCCGCCATTGTTGTAGCGTCACCAAAAAACTCAGCCGCACGATATACAGAAACACATGGTTTGAGTACCGGAGTGACCAAGTCAGCAACATTAATAACACCCTCAAGATAGCGGGTTCCGATATTTGTGCTTCGCCAGTTATCATCCCAGCACCGTTTAAACCTGGCCCATACTGCCGCAATATTAGGTGAGGGCTTTTGCAGTTCACGATATGCAAGGTATCCCCACGGGGTATTAATATCATAGGGCCCGGCATTCGAATCCATACCGCCTATTCCAGCTGAGTCTCCATTCATCCAGAAGTCAGCAACCCCATCAAGCAATACTCTCAGCTTATTCTCAGCTTCTTTTACTGCAAAGTTAGGAAGTCTCCCGCCACGCGCAAAACCCACAGGCCGATTGTAAACTTTCTTCGCAAGCGTTAACGGGTCTGTTTCAGTTTCACTGGCATTCAGCCAGGCTTCAATGGTCCATGTCCAGTTTTTGTCAACCGGCCAGTTAAGAAATGAATAATCCGACAGGGATGAATATTGCCAGCCTGTGGTTACGCCCAGCGTAAACTCTGACGCGGCATTCGTCATCGTGATGCCTGTCGGTCTGGTTGGGCCCGCAGAGGTTCCATCCCTGTGAATATCCCCGTTTACAATGGTCGGCACCCAGGAAAACCTGCCGTTACCGGCTGTATTTCCAGTTGTGATTGCTGCAGCAGCAGTACCGGAATAGGCTGGAGTCGTCCCGTTTTTATAAATAACATTAGAGCTAATAGTTGCCCCACACATCTTACCAACAGGAATATCCTCCAGGGCAGTCACCATATTTTTCACAACGACAATTCCGTTTTTAAAAATGCGGAAGCGAGTGGTAGCCTTAATAATGCCTGCCGAATAAACGGCACTGGCGGCATTGTAGCCTGTGCGCTCAATCTCGGTAAAAAGCGGGCCGGTATTGATGACCTTCAGCGTAACGTTGTAGGTGAAATATTCGATAACCTGAGCGCCTGCAGTCACGTAGCGATGCTGCGGGCTCAGCGTGCATCTGATACGGTTGATATCATCATTTTTAGCAGCATCAATGGATGTGAGGCCATAGGCTCCACCGGCAAAACCAAAGCGGTAATACAAATCACCCACTTTAATGTTATAACGCTTCAGGGCATCAGAAGGCGCGTAGTACTCCAGGCCTTCGGAATAGATCGTATTATCATAGCGATAACCAAAAACATCCACGTTATAATATTTCTTTTGTCCCGCCGATACGGAATCGACGATCCACACGGCCCCCGTTTTGAATGAGCCATCAGGGTGATAACCTTCAGTTGACTGAAAGCGAAGGTTGACGAAATCATCTGCAGAAAATTGCGCATCAAACACGTTTCCTTCAGCGTCAGATACCTTAATGCAGTTGTGACCAAACACCATTCCTGCAGGGAAACTCACTTTTAACTCGACAGGACCACTGTAGTTGGTAGCCATGTCATTTACTACATCAGCAACAAAACGGGTAAAAGGGTTATTGTCAGTGTTCTGCCTGGAAATTCCGTTGTAAAAAAGAATATCTGCGTCAATGGTCAGATAATCGTTTACAGAAATTGTCGCAGGCTCGGCGCTTAATTTGGCAAGGTAAGCCGTTTTATATACTGATACATCGGTGCTTCTGTAATAAAGATGCACATCATCAAATGAGGCATAGAAATAATTTTTAACGCCATCATCAGTAATGCTAAACCCTGCCCCCGTAATATCAGAATAGGGGAATGTTAGCTGGATTGAGGTTGAGCCGTCAGGGTTAGAGTAAAGCGTGCAATATTTACCATCTGAGCCATACGCACCGGTGTTACCGGAAATAAAATCGCCTGACTTGTCAATCACAGCGTAGGCAGTAATTGACTTAAAAGTATTGACAAGTGGAATGTTGGCAAATATCGCTCTGGCTACTGAGTTAGTGGCATCATACAAAACTGTTGACGGCTTTAATTTTGCCAGCTGGACAGAGTGATAGGGAGAGTTAAGTACATTATCAGCAAAGTATTCAGCCGGAAGTAGTTCTGCAATTACTGTTGTGACACCGCTTTGCAAATTGGTTACTTTTAGTGTGTTTTTCTGGTTGCGGGCGTCAGAAGTTTCAGCAGCTGACAGGGAGTTAATGCGTAAAACAGACTCTTTCCCGACATTGACTACAGTGTCACCAGGCATTGAGATACTGGTAAACTTAGTTAGCGGAAGTGAGGAGATTTCGCTAAGCAAAACATTAATGGTGCCAATTTTATCATTTATGTATTCATATAAAGCACTTACTTTTGCATCAACCCCCGCACCTGAAGGCATTTTCCTTCCAGTTTCCTCAAGTGTGCCGCCGTTATTGATCACTTCGACGGCAAGAGCACTAACATCCGGGCTGCGGTAATACGTGGTGCTCCCCTCAGGGATATTCACGATATCTGCCTGCGCAGCTGCTAACGTCATGTATTGCTTGCTGAGCGGGATCAGATTTTGATGGATGCCACGCCAGGTGTAAAGCAATTCGCCTGTGCGGTCAGGGAAGACCAGCGCCAGGCTATTCAGCAGATTATCCAGGCGAGTGGCGTTATCGAGCAGCACCGCAGGCGAACTGCTCCCAAGAGGCGGATCAAAGGCCATGTTTTTGCTCCAAAAGAGGCTTCGCCCAAACGAGGGTTTGAGCGAATCCCCGCGGCTTTTTACAATCAGCTATTTCAAGGAGTTAGATCGTGCTGATTGGCTATGCGAGGGTATCAACTGGGGATCAAAACCTCGATTTACAGAAAAACGCGCTGATTCGCGCAGAATGTGAGCTGGTTTTTGAGGATATGGCCAGCGGGAAAAATGCCCGGCGGCCAGGGTTAAAGCGAGCGCTGCGGCGGCTCCGCCCGGGCGATGTGCTGGTGGTGTGGAAGCTGGACCGGCTGGGCCGCAGCGTGCGCGATCTTATTACGCTCGTGTCGGAGCTGCAGGCGCGCGGGGTGAATTTCCGCAGTCTTACCGACTCGATCGACACTTCGACGCCTGCGGGACGTTTTTTCTTCCACGTCATGAGCGCCCTGGCGGAAATGGAAAGAGAGCTGATTGTCGAGCGTACACGAGCGGGTTTAGCCGCAGCGAGGGAGCAGGGTAGAGTCGGCGGCCGCCGCCGGGTAATGACTGAAGTAGTGGTGGAGCGGTGCCGCAGAATGCTGGAGAACGGCGCTACCCGGCAACAGATCGCAGATGTGATAGGGGTGGGGGTGAAGACGATCTACAAATACTTTCCTGCTGCCGTCCGCGATCAAGGATTCCTGCCCTTCCCGTGATATGTAACATTTGAGATAATAAGTACTTTCAGTTTTGAAAACAGTTTGGTTTGTTCGTGAACGGTAAGAAAACAATAAGTTTTGAACAATTTTTAACTATTAACAGCAATCTTGTTTCCATCTCAGATACATGGGCAGACTTGTGGGCGTTAATTTTTCACACAGGTTTAAGCGCTGGAAGGCTGCTGAGTATTCGATATGATGATATTGATGATGGCTTGATACTGATACGAAAACAGGGTCACCTGAAGGAGCAACGTGTTGAATCAACCCCTCCAGTGGAGGGGATCATTGCTCGTAGAAGAGAACGCTATCCAGAAGATGTTTTTTTATTTCAGAGCCATTCTAACCGTGTGAAGTACCGACGCCGGCCGGTCACTATAATTGCTTTCAACGCCGCTTTACGTCGCGCCGCTAGATCATTACCAGACGTTAACGTAAGCAGTAGTAGCGCGAGAAACATACCGGACTAACCGCCTGTCCAGTCGCGTGTGGCCGATGTGACAGGCGTGGGGGTGAAGACTATTTACAAATATTTGCCAGTACAATACAGCGATAAAAAATCCCCTTGAGCAGGCACACTCAAGGGGAAAATACTACATAACATCATTGCTGTGTGCGTCTTCGCACACGCCTATATTCTAAGAAGGCGCCCAAAGCTTCCAGATATTTCTGGTCTGAGTTGTTACATCATGGAGGAGGTGCCGATGTGATAGGTTAAGAGCGAAGACGGTTTGTAAGTACCTTCCGAAGTCGAGGAACAAGGATCATGAATTTGAGTCTATACCATCCCAATTCATACATTCTTTGTAATTCTATGAAATATTGAGCAGAGTATTCTGTTCGAAATGAACCATATGGAATAGCCAAAGGCTAAAATGCCCAGCGTAAAAACAACAATCAGCAAGTCCGTCTGTGACATCTTATTATCCATTTGCAGTAGCAGGTTTTGAGAAAAGATAGTTCAAAGCTGGCACATAGACAACATAATCACTAAGTGAAACCAATATCAGGGGCTCAAAGGTGACTGGTTTCCCCCCTCTGTGTTCCTGATTGATAGTTAAAACCTCTATTGATCAGATTAGCGAATAAAACTACTGTATATAAAAACAGTATTTTTGTGAGCGAGTTTATTATGCAGTTCTACACGCCCGTTGAGTTACGCCAGATCATGCTGCTCCCGTTGTACAGTGACCTTGTGCAGTGCGGCTTTCCTAGTCCAGCGCAGGATTATGTTGAGCAACGTATTGATCTTAACGAGTTGCTCGTTAACCACCCAAGTGCGACGTATTTTGTCAAAGCCGCCGGCGACAGCATGAAAGACGCAGGCATAGGGGAAGGTGATCTTCTGGTCGTGGATAGCTCAAGAACAGCAGTTCATGGCGATATCGTTATTGCTGCTGTGGATGGGGAATTCACCGTTAAGAAGCTGCAACTGCATCCGCGGGTTCAGCTTAACCCAATGAACCCTGCATATTCGCCGATAGTCGTTGGTAGCGAGGATACTCTCGATGTGTTCGGGGTCGTAACTTACATCATCAAATCAGCTGGCTAA